GCACGCGTGCAAGGGTACGGGGGGATGCCTATCTCAAAAGCCGCAAGGGTACTCTTGTGGGGAAAAACGCCCTAAAATGCGCGTGCGTATGTGCGTGCTAAAAGGGATGAAAAGGATAAAAGTAAGGGAGATGGGATAGCTATAAGTAGGTCGGTAAAATTGGTTAAGGAACTCGAAATGGGCAAAGTATGAGTAATTGCTTTGTATATGAGTGCCTTGAGGAGTAGATAATAGGTACACAGTTATTCCTTCTCAAGGCAAAGAAAAATAAAAAAGTGTAGTAAATCTCTATGTTTGGGTAGGAACTGAAAGTATATACGATATAGCAAATATGAACTTTTGTTCGTATTTGCCAAAGAGCGAACTCAAATTTGAGTGAGCAAAAATAGACAAAAAATATATTTTCTAGCGCGTACGCGCAAAACAGAGAGTATGTTTTTTTATATTTATATAAATAAAATATACTCTCGATATTCTATACTAACTTTATACTAACTATAAACTAAACTATACTGGGTATACCAAAGGCACTTTTGGTGTAAAATTAAGGTAAAACATAGGTATCAAGTGGTTGACAGAATTGGTTATGGTGGGTTACTATGGAAACACGCTATCGTAGGTGTGGTGGTTAGCACCTTGATAGAAGAACGAAAAAAATACAAGTTCTCTCGTTCTCAAGGCAGAAAAAAATAACCACTATGCTAATGGGAATAGCAGAGCGAATGGAGAAAGGAAATGGCACAGAGAAGAATGTTTAACAAAGCAATCACGGAAAGTGATAGGTTTATGTGTTTACCGCACAGCGCACAATGTTTGTACTTTCATTTATGTATGAACGCAGACGATGATGGATTTGTCGGAAACCCAAACACAATAGCACGCATAACAGCAACAGAAAAGAACGACCTAGAGTGGCTTGTTTCTAATGGATATGTTATCGGGTTCAAGAGCGGAATAGTTGCAATAAGGCATTGGAAGTTGAATAACTATTTGCGCGTAGATAGGTACTTGTCAACGATATATAAAGATGAGAAAGCATTGCTTACAACAGACTCGGAAGGAATATATATGCTTCCCGAAGAAGTAATACCTACTGCGGAAGTTCTGAAAGACGAGAGCAATATGCAACCGATAGCAATGGGCAGTCCTTCACCCTCAAGGCAAAAAGCACCAAAATCTAATTCCGCAAAGAAAGTAGAAAAGACACGCAATGATGCTTGTGCTTTGGAAGTGTTTGAAACGCTATGGAAGAATTACCCAATAAAAGAAGCAAGGGAAAAGGCACTTCGTACTTTTGAGCATAAGGTGTATGGCTTGAAAGAAGAAGAAATACGCGACACAGGCAACGAGATTTGGGTTAAACTTGTAGCAAGTATTAAGAATTGGAAAGAAAGAGATATTGATATTAAATATATACCATATTTTAGTAAGTGGCTAGATGACGAAATACCAAACAGCATTGCATATAACCAAAAGAAGAAGTAGGAACGGAGCGTGATTGGATATGAGCGAGATAAGTTTAGATAATTATTTAGTCAAATTTGAAGATATACCATACATAAGGCAGAGCAAGGAAAGGGTATTAACAGGGTTTCCCGACTTGGACTACTTCAACAAGGGAATAGAAACAGGACTAACCGAAGTCTTTGGCTCAACGAATGTAGGTAAGAGTTTGTTTACGAGTTCACTTATTCGTAGCGCGGTTTCTCAAAATTATAAGGTCGGCGTGTTTGCAGGCGAACACTCATTGGAATCTTATAAGCAATTACTAATGCAACAGAGTAGTAAGAAAGACGAACTTGAAGGCATTACCTATAAGGACAAGAAAGGCAACGACACAAACATTGTAGACTGGTTTGTAAGCGAGAAAGCAGAAAAGAGAATAAATCGTATGTACAACGGCAAGGTTTTTTTATTCGATGTAAGAAAGCCAGAAAGAGATATTGATACAATGATTGAAGTAATACAAATGGCTAGGAAGAAGTTTGGTATTCGCTTTTGGGTTATAGATAACCTAATGGAAATCGACAACAATTCCGCAAACCAATGGCAAGAGCAAACAAACATAGGAAATAAACTTCGTAATATTTTTGTACAACAAGACATATTTGGTGTTCTTGTAATGCACACGCATAAAACAAAAAATCTGCGCATAAATATTCAAGATGCTTTTGGTTCTTCTAATATAACTAATAAAGCATATAGAGTATGGATAATATATAGGAAAGATATATTGTATCCTACTAAAGACCAAGCGAAAGAGTTAGACTATATTAAGAAAGACCTTGCAATAAATGGATATGACTTCGACCAATGCGATGGGTTTATAGACACCGTTAAGTCAAAAGGAAATGGAAATGGCATAATTGGTATAGTATATGATGCAGAAACTCAAACTTATAGGCAAGCCCCTAAAATAACAAAGGCTCAAACCGAAAAGATATTGAAAGAAAATGGAAAGAATAATATAAACGAAATATTGGAAATAGAGAAAGGAGATGGTAATAAATTACCTTTTTAGAAATGGGATATAATAAAATCAAAAAAATAAAAGACAAAGTATCAATGTCAGATTTGCTAAACTTTTTAGGGTTTAAAGTACCTAACAATAGCAAGTATATTAAGTGTCCTTTTCACGAAGATAAAACACCTTCTATGATAGTACACGAAAACAGAGTTCATTGTTTTAGTTGCGGAAGGACTATGGATATTATAGACTTCACGGCACAATATTTTAGCATATCTATAATAGAAGCAATAGATAGATTAGACAAGATTTTTAATTGCGGAGTTAATGAATTTGAGAGTATGGAAGAAATTGTAAAAATAAGAGAACAAATGTTCATAAAAGAAGAAGAAAAAAAAGAAAGGCAAAAAATACAAGAATTTTCTGATAAATGTTTAAGACAAATATTAGAAGAAATGCAAGAGTGCAGAAAAAAAATATTTGAGTTTGACAAACTTATAGAAGAAACCGAAGTTATTTATAGAGATTATGGTAGCGACTTCGATAAAAAGGTTTCACAAGCAGTCAAGGCAAAGTTTAGACTCGCTAAATTGGAGTGGTTTTATGATGTAATTATGGAAACAAGCCCTTCCGAAGATTGCGAATATTCATATAAATACGGCGTAGATAAACTGGAAATATTAAAGAAAATCTATGACGGAGAAATAAAAATATAAAAATTTTACTTTTTTGTATTGACAAAGCGTTAAAGTGCCTTTATAATTAAAATTGTCAAGACAAAAGGGTTAGCAACAAGACTTCTTGATGAATTTGTTGCAGTTTCTTCACTAACGAAGCGGTATAGGTTTTAGTTTCTTGAAAAATATATTGTTAAAATGAAATCGTGTAGGCTGAAATCTATATCTGTGGCAATATGGCTCAAAGGTAGAGCAGTTGATTTGTAACCAACTGGTTGTAAGTTCGATTCTTACTATTGCCTCCACAATCCACATAATCGTTCCTAAACAATAATCTCGGTGCATTCTTAATTGTTAGGTTGATAAAACTTGGCGGCGGTTTATCGTAAAATTAGCCGCTAGCACTTTATTAAGGAGTATTCATATAATATGGTTTTAATAAACAATGATAATACTTTTATTGAGATTTATAAGGAAGGCAACATACACAAAATATTATGGGATAAACAACGTGGTACTTTACAAATTGATGTTGGCAACAGCATTGTTAGAATGGGCGCAGACGATGTTGAAAAAAATATGGAAGAATTTGTACAAGAAGTAGTTGCGTATGCTCAATATGGTAATAAGTCTAGCAATATTAAGACCGTTAAAACAAATAAATGAGAAAAGACAATGTAACGCACTCAAGTGAATTGTTTGAGAACGGAGCATATAATATAAAAAACTTAATATTTTCTTGTGATATTTCTGAAGAAGAAAAAGAATATTGGGAAGGAATATTAGACCACAGCGATAGTATTACACAAGATGGGTTCAATAAATTACCGCAAGAAATAAAGCCGTTGTTACCATATATATATGAAGGGAAATCTGCATTAGGTAATAATAAGTATTATGTTCCTGCAAATGTAGTTAAGGCTTGGCTAAAAGGAGAACCTTTACAAGAACAAAAACAAATAAATGTTGCAAAAGAATTTATACCTGAAATATTAAATGCTTGCGACTATATTGATATAAATAAAGACATAGTAATTCCAAGTAATGTATTAAGTGGGTTAGCAAGATGGCATTACTTTACAGAGCAAGAACTTACAATACAAGATTTTATAAATATGTGTATTGACGAGTTCACGAACAAAGATGATGTAAGAAGATACCTGTTTAGCGACAAATTGTTTGCAAAAACAGAATTGCACGAAATCAAGATTGGAAACAGGAAACACTTATAATGGGTAGAAGAAGAAAAGAAGAAAGAATTGAAAGCCCAATAGCAGAAGGTTTTACCGCTTTAGGAGAAGCGGCTATGTCTAATGTTGAGATAGAAGTAAAGCCCGAAGATATTATTTTAAGTGATGACGGTACTGCGGAAATAGCAAGCACTACCATACTAAAAGAAAACAATATTGAGTTTAGCCAATACTCTAAAAAATATGCTGAAATAGCAGAAATAGAAAAACAAATAGCACAAATAAGCAGGGTTACTAAAGCCGACCAAAGCATTAAGAATATTAAACTTCTTGAAAAATTGACAACGGCAATGGATAACCTTTTAACTGGTATAAATGAAGTAGATACCACAAAAGTTTTACAAGCGGCTATGGCAAAGGCACTTGAAACAGGAAACTATTTAGAGTTTTCTATGGTTATGAAGAACTTTGCAGTATATGCTGGTGTTATTATGGATAAGCGTGCTGTTCTTCAAGAGCAAATTCAAACTGGCGGTAAAAACTCAAAGAGAGATATTAAGATACTAGCAAACTTTGGAACTATAACCTATAACTAATTATGAAATTAACAGACCTAGAAACTTCCCATAATGCAACAATGCGAATTGTAACAGGCGAAAAATACAAACAGCCTGTTGCTATTTGTACAGAATGCGGCAAGCAATTTAGGCAAACATATATTAAAAATCAAAATAGGTGGACTTCTTTTACTACTTGTAACGCTTGTAGGATGAAGAAAGGTAGACAAGCAAAGAAAAGCGCAGATAAAAGTGTTACCGCCGATTTAAGTAAATATCAACCATATCCGTGGCAACAAAAATTTCACAATAGCCAAGCAAGATATAAAATAGCACAAGCATCTTCGCGTAGTGGTAAGGACTACGCTTGTTTGCACGAATTTACGCTAAAGTTTTTGCAAATGTTACAAGAAGATAGGCAAAACGATGACGGCATAAATGTTTTTGGTTGGGTAATTGCTCCTACGCAAACTCAAACAGAACAAAACTGGCGTTACCTAAAAAAAGTTTTACCTGCCGATATTATAACAAATGTTTCTTTTGACAAAAGAGATAGATGGATAGAAACAGTAAACAACGGCAGAATTGAGTTTAAGTCTGCGTTCAATGAAGAAGCACTCGTTGGTGTTGCTATTGATATTGCTTGGATAACAGAAGCAGCAAGAATACCTGACCTAGAAACCGTTTGGACGAATGTCGAGCGTAGATTGTCAAGTAAAGGGAAAGGTATAAATGGTACAGGCGGTATAGCCTTAATAAATAGTTCTCCTCGTGGCAGGGGATATTTTTATAAACTTTGCCAGTATGGTATAAAAGATAGTGGTGCGTATGATAGCGATTTTGAAACCATAAGAGCAACAGCGTGGGATAACCCAGAAGAAGAATGGAAACGCCATAAACGCAACTCATACACCATTAGAATTAACCTGTTGACATTTCTTAAAAAATATGATATTGTAGAAGAAAGGGGAGTATTTGAACTATTTTTCAACCTAATTGGCGGTATAGATAATTCTAAAACCGCAGTTAAAAGAATTAAAGTTCATTACGACCTAGAAAAACAAGACTTTGCGGATGTTCTTGTAAAGACTGAATACTACGATATATCTAGCATACTTTACAATGGAGAAGAAATATGCTATGACGATACTATATTTGTAGTAAAGCAAAGTAGAACATACGAAGAAAGTTTAAAGATAAGATATTCTTCTAACAAATATCAAGAAGAAATATTGGGTGAATTTGCTGACGAAAACGGCAATCAGTTCAAAAACTTCCGTGAAAAAGTAGTTCAACCTACCCCATACTTTGCGACACAGGCAGATAAAATGAAATGGGTAGTTGAAATAGAGCGACCAAACCCAAATGCAGAGTATTCTATTGGATACGACCCTGCTAAATATGTTGACGGCGGTGTTGTATGGGTTAGAGAAAAAGGCACTAACATATTAAAAAAACTTGTAATATTTGAAAAAATAGACTACTTTAGACAAGTAGAAGAATTAAAAAAGTTATCTAAATATTACAATGATGCTTGTGTTCATTGGGGAAGAACAGGCGCAGGTGGCTTGGATGATATAATAGAAGCAAGTGGCTTGTATAACGAAGGACACAACGAACAAGGCAATGAAAAAGCCAAACTTGTAGAAAATTATACCGATGCTATAAATCAAGGTCTTATGAAAGTCTATGAAACTGATGATAATATCGAAAGGATGATTAGAGAACACGAAGATTACGGATTTAAGACAAGTAGCAATGGTAGAGTAATTTACGGAAATATGACAAGCGGAGAACACGATGATACAGTTTCCGCAGGCTACTTTGCTTATTATGACTATCTCAAAGATAAAATAGATAATGGCGAAGATAATAACTTTTATAGCGGTAAAATGAGTAGCTCAAACTCAAGTGCTATAACGCAACAACAAAAATCCACAAGGTTCGCATCTTTTAGTGCAAATAGATGCGCCTATGGTAAAAGATATTAGGTAGGTAATATGCAAGTTCAAAAACTAGAATTGAAAAATTTAGTACCTTCTTTTTGGAGAAGGGTTTTATTGTCGCCTAAAAAAAGGAACGAGTGGCTTAAAATAGTAGATTCAGCAAACGAAAGATTGCTATCTATTGGTAATAGAATAACTATAATACAAAACAGTAATGACGAACTAACAAGCAATACTTCTTATGAAGAAGATATACTAGGTGCATTAAGAGGCGAATCAACAGTAGCCGCTAAATGCAAACTATTAGCAGATAAAGACAGCGACTTTTCTATGGCTGTTTGGTCTTTCGTTAATCTTGTCAATCAAGGCGTTGAAACTCATTTTGTAGATTTACAAGGAAAAAATATAGATAAAGATGTTTTAGAACAATGGAATAATTTTGTAAGGAATTGTAACTATATATCTGAAACAGGTCTTGATGGAATCATAAAACAACTTGCTTGGTGTGCTATTGTACTAAATGGTATGGCGGTAGAATTTGTTGTAGGCAAAAACAATCGTCCTTCTCGTTTATACATAGTGGATACAAGCACTTTTATTTTTAAGGCAGAAAACAATAATGGCGAAGTAGTTTGGAAAATTTATCAAGAAGATGAAAACGGAAACCAAGTTTCATTAGATAAAGCAAATCTTTTTTATGTTCCTTCCAACCCTAAACCCGATGACCCACGCGGAACATATATGCTAGAAGCTGCGATTTCTGCAATAGATTTTAAAATAAATTCTTATATTACTATGGATGCTATTATTGCAAGACAAGGCTATCCTAGAAACGATATAAGTATTGATACAAAAGCAATTAGGGAAAGTTTACCCAACAATAAAAAGAACGACCCAAAAGCAATTAAAGAAGCGATTGAAAATGCTATAAATGATATTACCACGCAATTAAACTCGCTTACTGCAATGCAAGATTTTATTCACGATAATAGTATTATTGTAAATCAAACGGCAGGAGCAAGCAACGCGGCAAGAAGTATAGATATTAGAGCATATACCGATATGACAGACACACAAGTAATGAATGGTCTTAAAATGATGGCAATTTTACTTAATCGTGTTCGTGGCACAACTGAAACTTGGGGTAGCGTACAATACAAAGTAGTTATTGAACAAATAAATGCTATTCAAAGAGATATTAAACGCTTGATAGAAAATGTTGGAAATCTTTGGCTACAAAGCATAGGCAAGCAAGGCTATTTAAAATTAGACTTTAAACCTACTGACTTTGAAAACGAATTGCAAAAATGGAATGCTCAAAATGCAAAAGATACCCACTATACAACAGCACAAACCAATGGATGGCTATCTCCCGAACAAGCAGGTTTAGCCGCCACAGGACAAAAAAATAATCAAAAAGGAGATAAATGATGGCAGGAATAAAAAGTTTTAGAACGCCTACTGATGAAGATTGGGGCTTAATGAAAAACTTTTTACAAAGTGAAAGGCTAACCAAAGATGACTTTATCGTTTTGGAAAGCCAAGCATTTGGCGATAAACTTGTTCCCAATAGATATGTTAAAGCCAAAAAAGAGTTTTTAGAAGTAATGGCACGAGATGCTAAAAAGGGCGTTTCTTTTATGCTAAATCATAATGAAGGAAATCCTTTAAGTTCTGCAATGCCTATTGGAAAGGTTTTTGACGGATATGTCATAAAAGGACAACAAAGTGGAGAAGAAAACTCTCTTTGGCTAAAAAGATATATTCGTAGAAGCAACGAAAACAACGAAGGTATTACCAATAATGCTATAATAGAAAAAATAGAAGATGGCACTTTGGCAGATACTAGCGTAGGGTTTTCAAACGATGTAAAAAGTATTAAATGTAGCATTTGTGGGAAACCATATTATATATATTCAAAAGACGGTTGTAAGCATTTAGCAGGAAATGAATATGCAACAAAATGGGATGAAGAAGGAAATCCTGTTGAATTTAAATCTTGCTATATTGAATATGAAGCCCCCGAAATTGAAAATCAAACAAATACTTGCTTGCACGAAGATAGCCTAGTTTATGACGGTGCATATCCCAATGCAACACTTTCTGCACAACAATTCTCAAACAATTCAAAAAACCACTTGAAAAATGAAAGTGTATGTGATAAAATAAATTTAAGTGATACAAGCGAGCGTATTTATTTGAATAGAAACTCTAAAATATATGTTCAATTATCAACTGGAGGCAAAACTTTGGTTTTGTGTAATCCGAGCGATATAGAAAAATCTATAAAAGGAGGTAGCGAAGAAATGTCAGTAGTAGAAGATGCAAATATCAATGGTAATGACAATGTTGCTGATTTAGATATTGAAGCTTTAGCAAGCAATGATACGGAAACTTGTTCAAATGTTGAAAACAGCATAATCAACGAAACACAAATTGAATACAGACTTCAATTAACAGACGAACAATTTGAAACCCTTTTTGGCTCGGATTGCAAAGATATGGAAATAGAAGAAATTGCTAAATATGCAGCAATCGGTATTCAATATAAAAACGAATTGATTGAAGAAGCAGTAACTTGTGGCATTAAGGCTTTTGGTAACAGCTTCAATAAAGAAGCAAAGATGTCTAAATTATCTAAAATGTCTATTGAAGATATAAAAGACCAAAAGCAAGAATGGGAACAAACCGCAGAAATCGTACTAAATGCAAATAGGCGAACAATACCTAATGCAATAGAAAAGACTAAAACAGAAGAAACCCTATCATCTGAACAAATTGCTGAAAAATTGGCGCAGCCGACAGCAAAAGACTTATACTAAAAAATATTTAACAAGGAGATTTAACAATGGCAGTAAAGAATAGTTTTAATACTATAACAGTTGAAGTTGATGCTAATTGTATTTCAGCAGAAAATCTTGCTCTTTTGGCATCACGAAAAGCAATCTATGGATTGTGTATTCCTGTCGCACTAACAGGCGACAACAAGTATGGTTATGCTGCTAGTAGCAACTCACCCCTTCCCCTTGCAGGCTTCCTTATGGAAATCGAAGGCAAAAGTGGAGCAGAAACCAAGTATATGGGAACATTGCTCACCGCAGGCAAGGTTGTTGGTATTCCTGCATCAACCGCAGTAGCAGTAGGCACTAACACTCTAGTAGTTACAAACAACGGCGAAGTAACTAGCGATGCAACAGGCACTGGTGGCAAATGGGTAGTTCAAAAGGCTTCTTCTAGTGGCGACCTATTTGTTGACATTGTAGGCTAAAAGTAGGAGGATGAAAAAATGACGATTTTTAAGAAAGTAGAAAGACTTAATTTCACACAAGAAGATTTTATTACCTGTAACGCAAATAATGTTTCTATTGATGCTTTTATCAATGAAAAATATTCAAACGAATTGCAAGACGAAAACTTTATGGGTCTTACTGGTTTTGATGCAGTTCTTTACTCTCGTGGTCTTTGTCTAAAGAGTAACCTTGAAAAAGGTGTACGCGCATCTACTGTTGCTGAAGTTCTCGGCGCAAACCAACTACCCACGAACAAAATGTCTATTGGTGGTAGTGAACACCTATTTAAAGTAGTTGTTGATAGAGTTATTAGAAAAACTGTTATTGCAGATTCTGGCTTAATGGCTCTAATTAATTCTACAATTATGAGTGCTGGTAGCAACTATACCGCTATGTATTTTGATTTTGCAGACGGCACAAAGAACGGCAAGAACACTGAACTAGAGAGAACTACTGCTGGCGCAGCAATTCCCGAAGCAGAAATCGTACTTGGTGACAATTCTATCAGACTTTATAAGTATGCAAGAATGATGAAGATTCCTTATGAAGCACTACTTGAAACCACCATTGATGTATTCCTACTTTGGGTTGAAACCGTTGCAAAGAAACTTGCAAAGAGCCAAGCAGTTAGAGCAACTGAAGTTCTCCTTTCTGGTGACGGCAATAGCGGCACCGCCGCCGTTGCAAGCGATTATACTATTGCTACTGCAAATAAAATTGGTGCAAGCGATATTCTTGGTCTTGTATTTGAATATTATAATACTTATGGCGTAGCACCCAATAGATTTATTACCGATGTTAATGGCGCAATGGCTCTTTCCAATGTGTTGAGTGACCTAGGTGTAAAGAATGGTGTAGTTGCTCCTCAAAGCATTACTCTTCGTTATCCTCAAATCAAGTTTGAAGATATCCAAGTTATCATTTCTGAAAATGCTAAACTTGCAAAGGGCGGCAATGTAGCAAAGATTGCAGTTTATAATGTAGCAAATGGTGTAAACAGAATTATGCAAATTGGTGGCACTATCAGAGAAACCGACAACAAGATTGAAAACCAAATCAAGATGATGACATTCTCTGAAATTGCAAACTTTATGAGCATTGGTATTCACGGTGGTGTTCAACTTCGTACCCTTAAAAACCCTTCGTAATTAAGTAAAGCAATATGTATAGTCCACAAGAAAATTTAAGCGATAGAATAAGAAGTGTATTGGGCGGTCTTGATGAAAATCAACTGCCTGATGCACAAATAGAATCCTATGAATATATGGGTAAGGCTATCAAAGAAGTAGAAAAAAGAGTTGGCGTAAAGATAGAGGACGAAAATCTTTTGAATGACATAGATAGTGCTATCGTTTATCTTTGTGGCTCGTACTTTTGTTCTACTATGGCAATAATTCAACCACAAACCGAAAAAAGCAAACAGTCAAGTTATTCTTTACAAACGATAGATTATAGTGCATTACAAAACGAACTATACAATCGTGCGTATGAGATAATTGACGATGTAGTTAGTGGAGATGAAGTGTTGTCTTTTGGTGGGTTCTTTAGAACAAGCAACCCATCATAACATAGGTGTCATTGTGTTGCGGCACATTTCTATATATAGGTAGGGGGTAGGCAACTATTCCCCTACCGCATCCTTATCAAAGAGTAGTATGAAAGCAAAAAGATATAGCAAGTCGAATATGAGAAGAAACGGAATACCGCTATCGCTATTTAGTGATAAACTAAATAGGAATGTAGAGTGTAGGCTTGAAGATGAACCTAGCACTCGTGCATTCTACGATTTAACGGTTAGAGAAGTTTCCATTGATATTTACTTTTTCCCTACGCGAGATGACGACTTTTTGAATATTAAGGGTGGTATGGTTGGAAAAATGTATTATCAAGGTAGCGAATATGAAATTTTGCTACAAAGCGTTAGACCCGAACAAAGCACAGACGGTTTGACAGGAAATATCGTTAATGTTAATACAAAGATAGATATAGGTAGCATTGTTTCAGAATTTGACGATGTTGGCACTCCGATAGGTGATGCAAAATTTGAACCTAGATATGAACAAGTACCTTGTTTCTATACCGACCAAAACAAAGAAGGCAGGCAACTAGAAGGTGGCACAGACCAATATACAATCGTTAAATTGCAAATACCACAAAAATATAAAGTAGCAGTAAAAGATAAGATTGTAGCGAAAAACAAAAACGGCTATGTTAATTACTTGGAAGTAGTGAGCGTAGGCGGTTTTGGACTAGAAGGTATATGGGAACTACAATGCAAAATCTTTAATAACAAAGAGGACTTTGAGAATAATGCTACGATTTAATGCGGAAAAAGCAATAGACGAGTTGATTAGTTTATCGCAAGAAGCAGTTAAGTCTTTATCGAAAGCGGTAATATCAGATATAAAAAGAGAAATGCGTTGGCGAGATGCTATTTCTCAAAAAAAGTTTGATAGTATCATTTCTAAAACCGAATCAATAATAATGGCAGATATAGGCGCAAATGCTTATGTAATAGCAGATTCATTTGGTACAGGTTCAGAAGCCTTAACAAGTAACCCTAAATGGCAAGATTATATGTCAAATAAAGGTAGTGATGAATGGCAATCAAACCCTGCGAGAAAAGGCACGCCGATAGTAGGTAGACCTCGTGGCAAATATATTGATTTTTTTGGTAGAGCGAGATATAGCACAGGCGCATTTGCAGGTCAAAACTTGGAGAATAAGAGAGTCGCATATAAGATAAACAAACTTAAATGGAATTCTCAAAAAAGGTATTATGTAATAAAACCTATCAAGCCAAGCGAAGCCATAACAACTGCTATGTATTGGTATGAACAAAGCCGATTGCCTAATGCGTTAAAAAGTATAGGCGAAAAAATGCAAAATGTAATAATGGAGTGTTTGGAAGAATATTAAAATGGCAATAAGTGTATACGAACAAATGACAAGTTTAAAAGCAAGAGTTATGAAAGACTTTGAATTTATGTCTGCATTAGGGCTTTCTGAACAAATAGTACAAGAAGAAGATTCTAGTGCAATCAAAAAGGAAAAGTTTTCAAAACAAAATGAAAGGTTTACATTGGATGCCGAATTCTCTGCAAGTGCGAAAACATATCCGTTAATGATTACATTGAATAGCGTTGCGCCACTAGCAACGGCAAGTACAGACTTTGGAATGCCACAATATGAGTTTACAATTATATATCAAAAAGGAAATAGTGCAAACGCAATGAAACTTGCTGATATTATAAAAAGACTCATTCATAGAAGAACGATAGATGGTTATGATTACGAGTGCCAAGGTACTTCTCCACAAACCGCTATCAAAAACAATCAAGAAAAAATCTCTATTCGATTTTCAACCGAAGGGGATGAAATATATTAAAAAAATTAAGGAGATATAATAATGGCAAAATTTTCAAATCAAACGAAAGGCACTTATGTAGATAGAGCAGGTCAATTTATGCTAGAGCCTACCGATACCAATGGCACAGTAGCTGCAGGAAAAACTATCGTTCCTAGGTGCGTAATACAATCAATTACAATCAACGAAACAAGAAGTGAAGGCGAACTACCTGACGGTAATAGTCCGTATGCGGCAGATACATATATCGACACCGAAGGTACTAACATTGATATAGTTGTTTCTTCTACTGACCCTTATATGGATGCTTGGATGCGTGGTTCCGAACTTAAGGCAACTACTGCCACTGACTGGTTTAGAGCGATTTCAGAAGGGGTTACTCTTGACGAAAACAAACAAGGAACACTTGCTCATACTTATGCTTCAGGTACAGAAGGTGGTACTACAGGTCTTATTCACGTTATAGGTGCAGATGGTTCTAAAAAAACTGCTACTATTGAAGGCACTCAAATTACTGTTACTGATGCACAAGCAGGCGAAGTTGTACTTGTTACATACGACTATACCGCTACTTCTGGCTCAAAGATTGAAAGAGAAGCAATGGCTAACTACATTTCCGCAGTTTTAACCGCAACCAATACTGTTGTTAATATTGGTAGAAGTGCAAGATTTGCAACCAATATCGTTATCGACCAAGTTGTTCCTGCTGGCGACCAAAGCAGAAGTTGGCAAAAAGACCCTAGTGGTGGCGTAACTTATTCCTTGAAGGCTCTTGCTCCTAGAGCAGGCAAAAAGGCTCTCAAGATTATGTGGGCTGATACCGTAGATACCGCATCTGCACAAAACTAACAATAAGTAATTAACAAGGAGAAATAGAAATGAACAATGGCGAGCAACACAATAACACACCAAAGAAAATAAGTGATTTCGATTTTTCCAAAGGCGACAAGGTAAATGTTCACGGCAAAGACGGATTTGAGTGGATAGAAATAATTGACGATGAAGGAACTTTCGATGTATGTCCTAACCCCGAAAGCAGTATTGCAGAAGTATTTGGCAAAGATAAAGAGTATATCAATGGAAAGATATACATTATTAAAGGCATAAGCGTAAAGGAAGCAATGACAGGCAAGTACGACAATATGTTCATCAAGAGTTCGTATTTAGCATATTCTGGGGAAAAGGCAAAAGAAAATCTAAAACTTATTAAAGAAATAATTGATAAGTATGTTTACCTAGATGGCAAAAATAATTTGTTTGATAAAATGGTAGACGAAGAAGAATGGAATATAGACGATATTGAGAAAATGCTCAAGTCAATTTTAAGAATATCGGGATGATTGTGGCACGCCACAATGAAAGCGGTGGTAGTGCCGAAAAAAAGGTAAAAGTAAAACCAGACTATGTATCTCTCTTTGCTGATTTCATTAGAAACAGCAAAGGGGCATACAAGATAGAAGATATGGAAGAACTTACTTTTCCGCAAATTAAGGCTTTCAATTCCAACTGGCGTTATCTTGATAGAAAAGAAAGAAAAGAGCAATTATCAATACAAATGGAAATGCAGGCAATGGCGACAATGCAAGCGGCAACGATTTCCAAAATGAAAAAAAGTTAGAATAGGAGTATATAATGGGCGAAGGTGTAGGTGCAGTTAAGACTAAAAATATAGCAAGCATAGGTTTTGATTTAGCAACAGGTCTTAATCAACTACAAACCCTACGCGATGCTGTTGACGAAGCAAGCGCGGAAATACAATCAAAGTTACATATTAAACTTCCCGAAGGGGATGTAACATTAACCGAAAAGCAAATAACTCAAATTGCTACATTTAGAGCAAAGCAAGATGCGAAGGCTCAAGTTCAAATTGAAACCAACCGAATCAAAGGCGAACAAAGAGTTTCTGAATTTGCACGCAAAAATCAAATATCACTTGATGCATGGAGAACAAAACAAAAAGAAAAGCAACTTGCTTATGAAAGAATGCTTGAAAAGCAATCATTAGAACAATCAAACGGCGATTTTAAGTCAATGATGGCTAATCGCCTTGGTTGGATTGCAGCAAGTGCTATTTATAGAGAAATAGGCGACTTTTTTAATGAAACGATAGAAGCGACCAAAGATGTAGAAATGCGTATGGTTGCAATAGACCGTGTTATGAGTGACACGGCTTTTTCTGTTGACGAATATCGCCAAAAACTAATTCAATTAGCAAAAGATTTAGGCACAAGTTTTACGCAGGTTAGTGATGTTTATCTTGAATGGGCAAGAGCAGGTTACACCGCAGAAGATGCGCTAGAAGCAACAAGAGTATCTATTCTTGGTATGAACACGCAACAACTAAAGAGCGAAGAAGTAACTACCAAAATGATAGGTATTATGGCGCAATGGAATATGGAAGCAAATGATATGGCTGATGTCCTAGATAAAGTTGCGAAAATGGCTGATGTAACGGCACTTGATGCAAGCGACCTAGTAGAAATGCTAGTTCGTTCTTCAAGCGCGGCAAAGACGGCAGGATTGAGTTTTGACGAACTGGTTGCACTACTTACTACAATGAAAGTAGAAAGTGGTAGAACTGCTAATGTTGTTGGTACTGCGGCAAATTCAATGATGGTATACTTGTCAAGAACGGCAAATGCAGAAAAACTAGCGGCACTTGGCGTTGACTTTTATACTGACGAAACAAGAAACCAAATGCGCCCATTGATTGAAATAATCAAAGACTTGTCTGTGGTATGGAAAAACAACAAAGAAGCATCTGAAAGTTTCTTTGAAAGTATGATTACCGACCTGCAAACCGCAGAAGAATTGACAGCTGAAGAAGCCGAATCTTTAAGAAATTTGGTTGGAACTCGTAACCAAAACATATTCCTTGCGTTGCTTGACGGAATGGACGAGTACGAAGATAAACTAGAAGATATTGCTAGTGCAACAGGGTATTCACAAACATTGCAAGAAAAGTATATGGATACTATTGCAGCAAAGCAAGAGCAACTAAACTCTACTATACTAGAACTGCAAATGGCGATAGCAGATGCAGGGTTGTACGATTTGCTAGAAAGTTTTATAAAGTTTGGAACAGGAGCAGTAGGAAGCATAAAGGAAATAGTAGGTACATTTGGTCTAATACCCACGGCAACAACCGCCGCCGCTCTGGGTTTGTCTTTGTTCGGGAAAAATCTTAAACTTGTAGAAGTAAGTGCAAGTGGAATTTCATTGCAAATAAACACTAAATGGAAACAAGGAATAAGTAATGTAATAAAATCTGCGAAAGCAATGTCTGTACAATTCAAAGAAGAACGCACACTATGGTTACAAAATAGTATGCAAGTTAGTAAAATGGGAGCAACTTCTGCCGCCGCATTTAACACTTTAAGACAAAACATACTATCTTCATCTGCTGCAATGAAAGTTTTAAACGGTGTTGCAAAAGCAACAGGCGCGGTTGTTAATACTGTGTTTACGATGGGTATTGGTCTTGTTGTAGGCGAAATAATGAATGGCGTTATTCAACTGTGGGATTATATAAAAGATACTGAAAAAACCGCAAGAGAAAATGCACTACAAGCCGTTGAAAATGCCAAAGATACTGCTAATGCCGCAAGGGAACAAGCACAAGCGTTTCAAGATGCTTTAGAAAGTTATGACGAACTTTCAAAAAAACATAAAGAAGCACAAGAAGCACTTGAAAGCGGAAATGGAACTCAAGAAAACACAGCACAAATAGCAAAAGAATTGCTCAACTTGCAAGAAAAGATAAACAAAAGCATTCAAGATGAAGCAGATTATGTAGACTTGGTTAACGGCAAATATGACGAGCAAAGAACAAAGATGGTTTCTGCATTGGTATCAGAACAGGGTGAAGCAAATGCAAAAGCAAAAGCCGTTCAAGAGTCTTTATATGCAAAATATAAAATAGGAATTAAAAGTGATACTTCACGAGCGATTGGTGGAAAAGCAAAGTTTGAACTAGATGATACTAAAGGAACATTTGAAGAACAACTTAATGCAGCAATAGAACTTTATAAGTTTATAGCATACGACTCTGCCGCATCAAACAAAAATAAAAAAGCGGCAATGGAAATGCTACAACAATTACAAAAAGACCTAGCGGAATATCAGTCTTATGATATAATTGGCGATACAACGGAAACGCTAAAAACAGTATTAGATAGTAATGTATACACAAGCGTTGAAGATATTACAGAATTAGTAAACAAATATGGAACAACACTAGGTCTTACAAGTGAGCAAATACAAAAAGTAGTAGATAGTTTAGTAGACTATCAAAACGGTCTTAATGATGCAACTGGAATTACTAATGATTTTGAAAACGAAGCCATAGGAACACTCAACAGCCTTGAAGAATTTAACAAGGGTTTGGACGAAACACAAAAGGGAATCAATAATGTGTTTAACGCAATGAAAAAACTTGCAGATGGCGGTATGCCTTCATTTGATGAATGGCTTACTATATTTGACGAGTATCCCGAAGTAGCAAAAGCGTTTGTAGATTCTAACGGAGATATGAAAACGGCTCTTGACGAACTTTATGATAGGCTACAAGGGGAGCAAACAAAAGAAATACAAGAAAAACTACAAGAGATACAAAACAAGTTATATAACTATGACGAAAACGGAAACGCAACAATAAAAGAAGGTTTGCGCGAAACCACAAAAGAAAACTTGCAAAATGAAATTGCATATTACAATGCTTTATTAAAACTCATAGCAGAAAACTATGAAAAAGAGAAGTATTATGCAGAGAAGATAACAGACCTTAAAATTGACGAATTAAACAAGCAAAAGAACGCTCTTGAAGAAAGTTACGAGGCGGAAGATAAAGAGCGAGAGAAAGCCGAATTACGCGCTCGTGGCGACTATGAGAGTATGCAAAAACTTGCAGAGATTGCAAGAGATGAACAAAGAGAGGCTGAACTTGCAAAATACGACCAAGCAATACAAGCGGAAAAAGAAAAACTAGAATATGCTTTAGCAACAGGCGATTATTCTATATTAAAAGAAGAACAAGTTGAAAACTTTGCAGAAACATACGAAAGTTATATGAAAGAAGCAAATAGCAAAATAGCCACGGCGTTTGGGCTTGATTTGAAAACAATGCTAGATGGTCTAAAGACTGAATATGGGCTAAAGATAGTAAACTTTACCATAGAAACTCAAAACAATTACAATGATACCGATGCTGATGTCGGAGCGACCTTTGCCAATGGAGTAATCGAAGGGATAGGTGCTGCAAGCGGCAATTAAAATAATTATTATATTGACAAACAAAAAACATTGTAATATAATAATAAGCATAGGAGAAAAATATGTCAAGACACGAACAAGCAAAATGGCGAATTGCAACCACAATTAAAGAATATGCTAACGAACAAGATTATAAGAAAAACATCGTTAGCAATTCTTTCGTGGTTGAAAACAACGCATTAACAAAAAATGGCTCAAGAGCGATACTAGAACTACTTGGTGGTTTAAGCGACCAGCCTTTTAATAAAAATACAACCTTTATAGCAATAAGTTCATCTACAATTTCTTCCACACCTAGAACTCAAACAATGCTAGAAAATGAAATAGGTAGACAGCCTATTTTATCTGCCTATCCGCAAATTAAAGAAAACTATATATACAACTCAAACGGAGATACCTTTGATGTTGCATTATTGTTTTCTACAACATTTTATAGCGACAAAGCAAACGGCGTATGGAATAGTTTTGGCATAGTCAGAAATGTTAATACTCAAAACACATTGCTAAATTGTAGGAACTTGGGCGATAAGATATTTACCAAGAATGTAGGCAGTATTGTAAACATAACCATTGCTATAAGTATACAATAGTAGGAGATATATATGGCAAAGACTGATTTTAGGCAAATAGGATTTTCATCGCCGAGAGATACTGATACGGCTCTTTATAGCGCAGATATGAACGCTGCGTATGGTGCTATACAATCATTGCAAGAAACATTGAATATGCAACTAGAAGAAAAAACTGTAAATCTAGTCGCAAAACCATATTATGCTAATGAAGTAACATATAATAATAGATATTATGAATTACCATTAGAAAACCTATTCTTTAATGTTGCAAACTTGGCAGTAAGCATAGATGGGCAAGTGCAAGATTCAACTACATATCAAGTTGTACAAAATAATGCTATATTATTTAATAGCCAACAAACTGTGAGTGCGGTAGTTACAGTTTCAGGTTATTTTGCAACCACTAAAAGCAAGAGAATAGAAGATATAGAACAAAAAGACAATGTTCAAGACCTTGAAATTCGCAATATTAAAAACGGTACAACCACAGTAAAAAATACCGAAAATGCGCAAAAGATAAGGGCAAAAGGCGGAGCATATAAAGAACTTGCTTCGGCACTACTAGAAATGGTCTACCCTGTTGGTAGTATTTATATGAGTGCTAATAGTACAAATCCATCAACATTTTTAGGTGGGGAATGGACTTCTTGGGGAGAAGGCAAAGTTCCTGTCGGTGTCAATACTTCCGATAGCGATTTTGCTACCGCTGGAAAAGAAGGTGGCAACAAGAGTGTAACATTAACTATAGACCAAATGCCGTCACATACGCACATACAAAATCCTCACACACATACACAAGAAAGCCACAACCATTTATATTCAGATAGAAGTGTGGCAGATTCATTTAAGACAAACCAATCAGAATCATATAATTGGACAACATATAATTCGGAAACAACGCATTATAATCAACAAACAACTTATTCACAGCCTAAAATAAACGCAACAACTGCTACTAACCAAAATGCAGGTGGCGGTCAAGCATTTAGTTTGTTACAACCGTACATAACTTGTTATATGTTTAAGCGTATTAGTTAAAATGGCAGTATATAATATATCAACAAAATATAATAGTAATGAAAAAGCGAATTCAAACGAAATAAAGTTTGTTTCGCTTTTTGATGAGGCTGACTTTTTGGAAGAAATAATACTTCCACCTGTCGATATAAGATTACAATCAGACGGTAATAAACTATTTTTTAACGGCGAAAACACATATAATTTTAGATATAATCCAAGAACGACCAAAATACCGCTATTACCAGAACTAAAACAAAACATTATAGAAATAAGTGGTAAAAATGGTGGATATGATTTTGGAACAGAATACGGAAATAGGGTTATTACTATTGATTTGTGGAGTAATAAAAACTTAACACTAAACGAAATAGTACAGCAAAAAAAGTTCTTGCGAGATTTCTTTGTAATGGGAGATACCAAGAGATTTACTAGCGAAAGAAATGATAGCCAAATCTACTATAATGTAAAACTCTATAAGAATATTGAGTTTGTGGAATACGCAGGTTGGTTTCAAACTATAATAACGCTTATAGCCGTTGATGCTTATGGCTACGAAATGAATAGTGTATCAAGAGAAGAAGAATATTCTTCAATCGACCTAACAAGGAAAATAACAATAATAAACCAACAAAATGTAGATAACGGTTTTATGGTATCAATAACTGGCGCATTGTATAATCCTATCATTAGAATTACAGACCCAGAATCTGCGACAACAGGAGTTCAACCAATTATTATAGAACTTGGAGAAAATAAACAACTTGCAGACGGAGAAGGCATAATCATTGATATGACAAAAATGACGGCGGTAAAGATTACTACAACTCCTGCAACAAGGGTAAACGCATTACCGCTATTTAGTACAAACAATGAGATATTTACTAAAATAAAAGCAAATAGCGCAAGAGATATAGAGATAACATTTTCAAGCGAAGGCACAAATAATGGTAGTGTCGGCGTATTTTATACAGGTTATGGCATATAAGGAGAATAAATTATGGCATACAAGAAAGCGGAATATATCAAAGTAACGAAGTTCGATGGTGTAACTCCGCTTTTTTATTTATCTCCCCAAAGCGACAATGTTGTTAGTGCTAAAATAAATTCTACGCTTGAAGCAGAAAGCACTTTAACCATTAAACTTCCTACACCTAATGAAAAAATTGATTATCTTGAACCAGATTCAAAGTTTATTGTAGATGGCAAAGAGTTCATTATAAATACGAATGAAAATGCCATTGATATTTCACGCGACAAAGACGGAAAAAGTTATTATGAAATAAACGCATACGAAAGTTTTGTTAAACTAAATAATATCTTTTGCAGTATGATAAACTATGACGAATTTGTAGGGGCTGAAGCAACGGAAAGAAACAACAGGTTTCAAAACGGAACATATACGGAAGAAGATGTAACTGCATATACTCATATTGTTAGAATACTACCATATTCTGGTGAGAATGAAACAACAAGAACAAATGTTCGTATTCCAAAAGAAAACCCATTTGAAGTCGGAACAATAGGACACGCTATATATGCAATACTTGCTTATGCGGATTGGGGCAACAATGATAAATGGTATTTAGATGCTGGTAGTATCAGCAGATTTTATCAAGATTCAACTGGTTATATTCTTTCAGATATAGACGGATATAGAATTACAGACAAAGAATATAGCCAAGAAGAAGCAAGGGTAAAGGTTGACGATTTCTTTGCTGACTATATGGAAAACGAAGAACCTGAAACTCTGATATACAGTTTAGAAGCCGATGGGGAAAAGTGTAGCGTATTATCATTATTGCGCCAACTAGAAAAAATGTATAAGGCAATAATTGTGTTTGATAGTGTAAACCATACCATAGGCGTTAGAAACCCAAAAACTTGGCAAGAATACAAAGGCTATCAAATAAGATACGGCAAGAACCTTGAAAGCGTAAAGAGAACTACTAACAACAAAATTGTTAATAGACTTTACTTAAAAGGAAACGGCTTTGATTTAGACCTAGGTTTAGCAACAAATGGTGAATCAAATGGAGTAAAATATATAGATGCAAGTGATTGGTACTATGAAACGGAAGAAGAAAAATCTAAATACCGCATACAAAGTACCGAAATAAGAACTAATACAGACATACATTTAGACCCAACAAATGCAGAAAGCATAAATAAATCCCACAGAATGCTTTTGTATTGGGGGTTAGAACAAATGGCTGAAACTTGCAAGCCAAGATATACATACCAATGTAAAGCAGTAGATTTAAGGCAATTACCCGAATATAGCCACGAAGAATTTGGTCTTGGAGATATGGCTATGGTTATAGACAATCTAGTAGGAAGCAATACATTGTTAAGAATTGTAAGACACGAGTATGAAGTTTTTAAGCCATACGAAGGCTCAATAGAAATAGGCTATTTGAAAGACGAATTAAAGTATAAACTTTCAAATGTAATTAAAACTGTTAGATTTATTAACAACAGATTTGCTTCAACAGGCGACCTGACAAATAAAATAAATTAGTCTTGACAAATAAATAAACATAGTATATTATATATATTAGTAAGGCAAGGAGATAGGCAATGGCAAATAATCCAATAAGAGATGAAACGCGAAAAGTTGTTGTGCTACAACTATCCGCAGCGCAAATCCAACAAGGACTTATGGATGCTCCTGTCGCTTTGTCAACCTCAAACCAAGCATCTGAAAAGGCAAGTTCTGCACAATCAAGAAGTGAAACAGCGTTGGCAAACGCTCAAACCGCTATGCAAACGGCAAACGCAGCAAAAGCAGATGCTCAAACCGCACTTACTAAATCAACTAGCGTTGAGCAAAGGGCTAATAACGGCGAATTTAATGGGGCGACACCTGTTTTTACTTGGGAAGGAACTGTTTTATCTGTAACAACTCCAGATGGAACTAAATCCGCTAACCTTCAAGGAGAGAGAGGACTAACAGGTTCAAAAATACTTAAAACAGAATTTGTGGGCGAAGATTCCGATGGAAGTTATAGGTATCTTCAAACCTTTGATGATGGAACAACAACGCAATTTGTAGTGCCAGTAGGAAGCGGTGTATCAAGTGTCAATGGCGAAACAGGCGCGCTCACAGGTTATTATAAATCACCAACAACTGTTAAAACTGTATTAGGTAATGACACCACGATACATAGTAGTGCTACTAACTGTACGGTTGTTGGAGGTGGTGGCGGTGCTTATGGCACAGGTACTGTTGCGGTAGGCGCTGGCGCGTTTGCGTGGAGCAATGATTGTACGGCAGTCGGGGCAGGCGCAACCGCAGGTGGAGTGGGGTTAAGTGAAAAATTCCCCGAAGCAACTGCATTAGGAGATGGAGCAATCGCGGACGGATTGCGTTCTACGGCGATTGGGCGCGGTGCAAGAACAAGCATAACTGATACGCAAACTATGCAATTAGGATACGGTATATCTGTATTACGAGCAGATGTTGCATTAACTGTTACTTCCGATGAACGCGACAAAGCAGATATAAAAGAGGTATATAAATCTCTTGATTTTATCAAAAAATTAAAGCCTGTAACTTTTGTATCAAATCCACGCGAAGAATACATAAGAGAGGAAGATAAAAAGAGCGACACTTTCCGTAAATATGGAATGTGTAATTATGACAAAGAGGCACACGCAAACGGAACATTGAAAGGCTCACGCCGTAGAATAGGTTTACTTGCACAAGAAACCCAACAAGCAATGGTAGATATATACGGCACGGATAATTACGCAAATATCGTCAATGACAACTTTTACGACCTTGCTAAAAAGCCTTCCGATGTAGAAAATAAACTAACACTTGCGTATTCAAACCTAGTACCATTCCTAATTGGAGCGATAAAGGAACAGCAAGAACAAATAGAGCAATTAAAGCAACAAGTACAATCTTTGAAGAATTAACATAGATTGGAGAAGCAATGGCAAAGACAATAAAAATAGAAGTAAAAGACAAAATAGCCAAGCGCATAAATTATGACGATTACATAGTCTGCGAAAACAAAGACTATGTAGTTGATTTTGATTTTGACGATGAGTGGGAAGATAACCACACAAAGACGGCTATATTTACATACAAAAACGCAAGCCAAAACACGAGCGTTGAAGTTGTATTTGCAGGCAATATTTGTGGCATACCACCTATTCTAAACGCAACAAAGGTAGAAATAGGTGTATATGCAGGCGATTTAAGAACTTCTACAAATGCAACCGTACCTTGTAAGAAATCGGCATTAAGCAGTACAGGACTACCGCAAGACCCACTTCCCGATGTATACACACAAATCATTCAAAAGATAGATAGTGGAGCATTAAAGGGAAAAGACGGAGTTGACGGCAGAGATGGCATAGATGGCAAGGACGGAGCGAACGGCATAACAACACCACTAGGCGGTTTCTTTACTTTACAAGTAGACGGAGAAGGAAACTTATATGCTTATTCAAATGCAGAAGATACACAAGCGAAATTTGAATATGACGAAGAAACTGGTGATTTTTATATACTAACCGAAACTGATTAACGGAGATTACAATATGGCTGTAAATAAAACATTTATAGGTAATATTAAAGGCAAGCAAGGCGAAAAAGGAGCGACAGGTGCTAAACTTGTAAGCCAAGTATTGCAAGGTCAAGACGAAAACGGTGGATATATTTATCTACAAACTTATGACGATGGCACTACTTCAACCTTTATTGCTCCTAGGGGTAGACAAGGCGAAATGGGTTATGCTGGTACTGATGGTATCACTCCCCAAGTAAGAATAAACAAGTCTACATTTGAGTGGGAAGTATCGTATAACAACGGACTTAATTGGGAATCACTAGACTTTATTGCGAAAGGCGATAAGGGCGAAAATGGTATTACTCCCCATATTGGCGGTAATGGTAATTGGTTTATAGGCGAAGTAGATACTGGAATAAAAGCACAAGGCAATGATGGTATCGATGGAGAAAATGGCACTGACGGCGTAGGCATAAGCGAAATCATAAGTGGCGAAAGTTATGAAGAAGAAGGCTATACCATTACTCCTATTACTTTCAAGAAAACTGACGGAAGTGAAGAAAGCGTAAATGTTAGAGCGAAGAATGGAGAAAACGGTGGAAGCAGTACCGAGCCAAGCGGAGAACCCCTAATTGCTTATGTTTCTATTAGAAATACCGACAAAACTATTACTATTAGAAATATAAAAGATGCAATTCTTGTTGATTGGGGCGATGGTAGCGAATTAGAAGATATTACAAACTTAACCACTTATAGTCACGAATATACATCGGCAACAAACGCATCGAACCCATTTATAATTAAATTTTATGGTAATATAACGGAGATAGGCTCTGCTGCGTTTGGTGGACTTGCGGGCAAATTATCGGGTGTAGATATACCTAATACTGTAAAGACGTTAGGCTCAAGTGCATTTTTTAATTGTTACATATCATCAAGGGTTATAATTCCTAAGAGTGTAACATCAATAGGGAGTTCTTGCTTTAGTGATTGTGGGCAGATAAAAGTGTTTGAGTTTTTAGGTAAAAAGCCAACATTGGAAAGTGGGAGCCGTCATTTTACGAGCGGTAAAATTATAGTTCCATTTGAATATTTTGAAACATATAAAACGGCAACCGATTGGTCTACCTACGCAAGTCAAATAGACGCTTACGCAATGGCAAGTGACATAGACAATATCAATACCGAACTAACTAATATCATAGAAGGAGAAGGTGTGTAATATGGCAACTACTCAAGAATTATTAGACAAACTTAAAGCCAACCTTACTTCTATATATGATAAATTAGAAAGTAAAGGCGTGCAAATAGACGGAAACAAGAACCTTGACAACCTTGTGCTTGCTATCGACAATGTTGGTAGTGGTGGCGGTGGTGGTGGAATAACCGAAATATCTACCGCTGAAGAAATGGAAGCGTTTAAGGTAGAAGCCAATGTAGGCAAGTACGCAAAGTATGTTGGCGAGAGTACCGACACATATACTAGCGGTGCAATTTACCTTGTGAAAAAAGACGGTGGAAATATTGCACTATTCGACCAAAGCACACTTGATAGTTCTATGGGTGCGTTTTTAAAAATTTACGACACTCCTTTAGACACGCCTTTTTCAGCAAACGAAGCAGTAAACATTAAATTCACAATCAATGGTGGCGAAGTAAAAAGTGTTGCTTCAACTTGGTTGGATATGAACGGCATGACAATGATAGGAGTAGACGCTAACAATGGTGGTCCACAAACTATATATCAAGATGGCAACATTATGATTATATTTATGGGCTATTGCAATATGAATATGATGACCGAAAGTGAAGGTCAATCATATATATGTATGCCTATGTATATTGCAGATGGTTCTCTATCAAGCGACCTTGTAGAGATTCTTTCGTTTAGTAATGCGACCACAGAAGTAATCAACCCAATCACGTTTAAATACTCAAATCCTATTATTGAGCTTTCACCAATTCCCATTGATGCGGAAGCAACCGAAAAAGATATAGCAATTAACAAGTATGCTTATAATAGCAAAGGTGTGTTGCTTGCGGGAAGTAGAGAAAACCCAATTACGCTAACTACGCTTGAAGAAGTACAAGAGCTTTTAAGCCAAAATTGGGATATGGGTGTATATCGTATTAATGGTGTGGAAGGCTACGATTATGCCATTTACCAATATACTGATAAAGGGCTTGAAAAATTAGTGAAAGCTTCTGGCTTGCAAAACCCAGCTACCGAAAAAGACATTATTTTTGACAAACAAGCAATTGTTAATGGCGGAAATATTATATATGGTAGAATGATGGGAATACAAGAGTTGTCTACCCCAGAAGAAATGGAAGCCATATTCAATCTTAGCTCTAGACCCAATTATTACTTTGTTAGATATATTGGCGAAACAACTAGATATTACTCTAATAATAGTGTATATATGCTAAGGTATGGTTCTGGTAGTGGAATAACTGATACCACTCTTTATTGGGAACAAGTATTTTCATTTGGTAATGTTGTTAGAGATAACCTATCGAACAACAATCTCACAACTCATATAAAAATTGGTTCTAGTAATTTTAGTAATACAACAGATAGTGCAACAATACTAAGAGAAAGGGCTATATCTAATTTAAATGTTGACACAATAGAGTTTATGGGCAATGGAGCTTTAGACCTATATAATGGTTGTTTTAGGGCTTGTACTAACCTTAAAAACATAATTATTAGGTCGCCTTATTATCCAAGTGGTCACTCTATTCAATCTGGAGCGTTTGTAACATCATCAAACAACGATGAAACAACATCTAGTATAGAAAACATATATGTTCCTGATAGTTTGGTGGATGACTACAAGTCCGAAACCAAATTTGCTTCAGTTGTTGGACTTATAAAACCATTGAGTGAATATGTAGCACAATAGGGGGGATACTATGCAAAAAACATTAAAATATTATCAATTTATAGCTCCTGCAAACCTTGCACTACAAGGACTTCCTATTACCAAAGAAAACATCGAACTCGAAGCCAAACGCTTGCAAGAGAAAGATTTAGGCATATTAGAGTATGATGCAATCATATATTGTAGTGATAGCAATATAAATCTTGATAAGATGAACAGCGAGTTAGATATTAAGAAATTGAAAATAGTATGCAATGGTTCAATTAAACCAAGCCTTAAAACTAGCAATATGCCATTGCCAAATTTAGAAAAACTTGTTGCTCCTTGCGTTGATTTGTATGTAGATTCGTACAATGAGAAATTAGGCTACGACAAGATTAAACACATTGATGTAAACAGTCTATCTAGCAGTTATGGTAATGGAATTGTAGGAGCGGATTTAAAGGCACTAGAAACGCTAATTATCCGTAGCGAGTATCTTATTGCTGGGCTATATGGTTTCTTGCATAATAGCCCCATAACAAGCGGCAACGGTTATGTTTATGTCAATGATAGTTTGCTTGAATTGTACAAAATACACTATTCTGACACGCCAAGCATATATGGTGCAATAAAACCAATATCGGAGATTGAGTAAATATGAAAAACATATTCAAAAGAAAGCCTAAAGAAAATACACATTTTGAAGGAACATTTGGAAGTGCTTTAAGTAACGATTATAAATCGCAATTAAAGCAAATAGGGGTAGATTGTATTAAAGCCCCAGCCAAGATGTTTTATAATATATGCACTACTTCATATTGGGTGTTTCTTGCATTGTTGTTTACAGGCATTGTTATTGGTTTTTCTGAACCACGCATAAGAGAAGTGCTTGTAGATATTATTACACGAGAGTTGACAAAACTGTTATAAAGTAGTACAATAATTACGCAAACCCACTATAATATATTATAAAGGAGCAAAACAACTATGGAGCAAATCAAACAAGCAAAGAGCAACATTGTCGAGTATGCTGAATCTGTTGTTATCGAACTTGAAAAGAAGTACGAGAAACTACTAGAGAAAGCAAAATCCGACTATCTATCAAGCACAGTAGAGCCTGAAATCCTAGAACTTCAAAAGGCTCGAGATGCGGCAATCAAGGAAGCCCACGAAGAATACACAAGAAAAGTGAACGGCTACAACACGGACTACAATACGAAATGTGAATCGCTAAAGCAAAAAGCAATGGACTTTGTAGAAAAAGACGAAAGAATAAAGTTTGATGCAGAAATTAGCTCAGTAAAAACTTTCATACAAAACCTAAAGGGGGAATAGAATTATGTTAGAAAGCGCACAATCATTCGTAAGTTTTATTTTTGCTAACGACTTGGCGTTATATATAGCATTGTTCATACTCTGTTTTGTTGTTGTACTTATTGTAAGTGCAATTAAGTATATTATAATACGCATTCGTAAGCAAAAGTATGAAAAGAAGTTTGAATACGAATACGCTGTTCCTGCTTTTATTGCAACACTAGGTATAACATTTGGATTTATGTATGTACATAATGTAGATATGTCTATTGGAACTATTGTATTTAAGGCAGTATCTACGGCATTTATGACTCAAGGAGTATACCTATTCCTTTGCCAATCTCCTAGAAAGATTGTGGAAAAGTTTGTAAATTGGGCAAAGAACCTATATACTGCATACAAACAAGGAAAACTTACCGCTAAAAAAGTTGCTGAAGAAACCGAAAAATTGCTTGACACAACGGAAAAAGAAGAAACAAAAGCGGACTTATTCTACAAATTGGTAAATAAGGATTAGTAAAACTCTTGTAAGGATATATATAGAAATTATGAACTGCAACATAGACAAAATAAAATACTTGAAAAGGGTTATCATCGCTTCTTGGGTAGCATTAGCAGTATGCTTTGTTATCAAGATGTTCGGTGGTAACCTTTTTGAAATTATATGTAACAATGAGGCATTTATAAAGGTATGCGAATACAAAGATACTCACTTGTGGTTAGACTACATAATGAGTGGTTTATATTGTTTTGTATCCGTATATTTCTTTACTCTTGCTATTCTACAAAGAAATAGATATAAAATATGGGAATTGATACTTGTTATAATAACCGTACTAGGTGGAACTGCTATTAAAATATGGTGCTTTGAGTATGGAATTATATTCGATATATGGCAAGTTATTCTACTACCTGCAATATTGATTGGGAAAGATTGGAAATCCTATTGGAAAATAATATTGGCTAATGTATTGTTGATTTTGTTCCAAGTAATATCTATGTTTACAAAAGGAACTACTCCACAAGAGATATACAATAATTCCATTATCGGCATGATATATTCATTTGATGTGCTTATTATGACTTTGCTATACTACGGCTACGCAAACTTAATAAAATCTAAAAAGGGGGTTAAAGACAATGAGTAAATATTTCGCTTGGTTTCAACATAGTGAAGAACAAAGACTTGAAAAGAGAAAGGCTGAACTATTAAAAGAAAAGCGTGAAAATCGTGAACAAATAACTGCTCTTGACAAGAGATATGTCGAAATAGACGAAGAACTAAAGGCTATCGATGAAAGACTTGAAGAAATTAAGTCCGAAGCAAAGGCTTAAACTACAAGGCTATATTATTGCCACAATAGGTTATGTTAGCATTATAGGTATTATACTTGCTTTTGGCTTATTGATAGGCAAACTATTAGAAGCCACCTTTATATTGGGTGGTTTCTTTACTACACGATTTCTTGTACCAAAGATAAAGCATTTTGCAACACCACAAAAGTGCATATTGGTTTCTAGCATGACCTTTGTGTTATTCCTAGCAGTAGGTTGTATCCCAAAGAACATAAGTGTTATATGGAGCGTTTTAGTAGGAGCAGTAATACCCTTATTAATGTATGCGGAGAGTTTGTTATTTGACCCAGTTGTTAGCGAGAAAGATAAACTTATATCATTGTGTAAATTGCATAACTACAATGAACTTAAAACCGAAATGGCTATTAAATTCTTTTATGATAAAGAAAAGCCCAAAGATGTTTGGTTGTGGTTATGTGAAACACAAGACAATCCTGTTGATAGGGAGAGCGTAAAGAAAATTAAATATCGTATGAAAAAGGAATTATTCCCATAATCATACTTACGAGAGTAGCGTAGAGTAAAATCTACGCTATTTTTTTGTATTGTCCACGATTTGTCCACGATTTTTTTAATAATGTCCACGATTTGTCCATTGTACATCGTGGACTTTTTTGCTAATTTTTTATCATAGAACCCGACAAAAAGGAGATTGAATTATGAACGGCAATTATGGAAACTACGGCAATGTTCCTTTCTCGTACCAATCACCTTATTATGGCAATATGTACGGACAAGGACAACAATATAATAGGCAACAACCTATACAACAACAACCAATGGCACAACCGCAACAAACACCTATGCAATTTGAAATGCCTATCCAATTTGTAGGCTACGGCTCTTTGAAGGAAGCTGAGGCATATATCTTGAACCCTAATGCAAAAGGCATTTTTATAGATAGGTCTAATAATATGTACTACGAAAAAATTTGCAATAATGATGGGCTATCATACATTAAATACTTCAAAGAAGTAAAACCTAATGAAGAAAAGCAAGAGCCTAAAGAAACGATGGATTATTCAATTTTTGCCAAAAAGGAAGATTTAGGCGGTTTTGTGAGCGTCAAACAATACAATGACCTTGTTTCCAAAATAGAAGCACTACAAAAACAAATAGGGGGTAAACAAAACAATGGAAAACACAACTAATAATAGCACTTGTAAATGTACCAAGAAACTAAAGGAACTTGAAAAACAAATCAAGGAAATGCAAAAAGAAATAGAAGTTCTTAAAAAAGTAATTGTTAGTAGGTAGGTGAATTATGAATAACCCACAATTAAATCAAACTTTACAATATATTGCTATGGCAAAAAAACAAGGCAAAAACCCTCAAATGATTATGAACGCAATGTTGCAACAAAACCCTCAAATGCAACAACAACTTACCCAATTAAAGAATATGGCTAATGGTCGCAACCCTAAAGAGTTTATTATGCAAATGGCTATGCAAAATGGTGTGGAAGCAAGCACGATTGAAATTATAAATCAAATACTTAACAACTAAAAATATATTCCAAGCAAAAGTGCGCGCGAATTTGCTTGTATATATAAATAAATTATTAAAGGAGATTAAACTTATGTATATTGAAGGTGAATTACCTCAAGTTGTAACTAATACTAACGGAAACAACGGCTACAATGGCTGGGGAGATTTTTCCTGGATTATTGGTTTGGCACTAATCGGTGCTTTGTTCGGTGGTAATGGCTTTGGCTTTGGTGGTGGAAACAACCGTGGCAACTGCGCTACCCAAGCCGACCTTTCCGCAGGTTTTGCAAACAGCGAAATTATGAGCGACCTCAACGACATTCTACTCGGTCAAGCAACTATGCAAAACTTTATCAACCAAGGCTTCGGTGGCATCAACCAAACCGTAACCAATGGCTTCGCAGGTATAAACAATGCTATCTGTACTCTTGGCTACCAAAACCAAGCAGGCTTCAACGCTCTATCTACCCAACTCGCTCAATGCTGCTGTGATACTAGGGCTGCAATCGCAGATGTGAAGTATGCAAACGAAAGAAACACTTGCGACATTATTCGTGCAGGACAAGACAACACTCGTGCAATACTTGACTTCTTGACTACCGAAAAGATTGCTGGTCTACAAGCGGAAAACGCTGGTCTAAAGGCTCAAATTAGCAACGATAAGCAAAGTGCTTACTTGTTAAGCGAACTCAAGACTTGCCCCATCCCTGCTTATGTAGTACCGAACCCTAATTGTTGCTACAATGCTTGCGGAGTAAATGTTCAATAGTTAGCATATTATAACTATTATTGCGAAAAGGATTAGTTATCCTACAAGGGTAGGGTAAAACCTACCCTTTCTTTTATTAAAAGGAGAAAAAAATATGTTACTTTTAGGAACTAAAAATGTAGGCACTCAAACTGTGCTTACCGATGGCATTATCAATCTTGGCTCTACTTATCGTAGATATTGCAAGAAAAATAATTGTGGGGTTACTGCTTTTTCAAGAACCACACAAGATGTTACCCTAAACCATAGTGGTATTTATCATATTACTGCTACTCTTGTTGGCACAGGTACTGTTGCAGGTGATGTTAGCGTACAACTTCTTGCGAATGGCGAAGTAGTAGACGGAGCAATTTCAACTGAAACCATAACTACCGCTACTACTGAATTTAGAACCTTTGTTATTGATTATTATATTCTTGTGGATAAAGATTGTGTTCTCAACAATCCTTCTACTATCGCACAAACCATCTCTTTGCAAAATGTAGGAGTAGGAGCAACCTTTACTAGCGTGGTATTTAATGTAAGTAAGGAGTTTTAACTATGAACCAATTTGTAAAAGATATGCTTATGGCAAAATATGGTATGCAAGAAGGCGATGGTAGAAATCCTTATGGCTCTCGTGGTGGATATATTACTACTCGCAGACCGCGTGGCGACAGAGGCGATATGAACCGAATGATGCCAAACGAAATGCGTATGGGCGATATGGCACGCGGTGGTGGTCGTGGTTCTCGAGGTGGTCGTGGTGGCAGAGATTATGGCGATATGAATAGAAACCAACAAGATATGCGTAGATATGAATACGATATGCGTGGTGGCGACTATAATATGCAAAATTATGATTACGGCGACTATAATATGCAAAACTATGACTATGGCTATGATTATGGCTACGACAGCGGTTACGATATGCGTAGGGATTATGGCTATGATATGCGCAGAGATTACGGTGAAATGCAATTTGGCAAATTAACCGACCACGATATACAAGATTGGGAACACAAACTAGAAAATAATGATGGCACAATGGGCAAACATTATACGAAAGAACAATGTTCTCAAATCGCTAAACAAATGGGCGTAGATGCCAATAAAATGGGTGGCGATAAAGTCTTGTGTATGGCTATGAATATGAAGTATTCCGACCATTGCACTACTGCTAAAAAGTATGGCGTAGATAGACCTGAATTTTACCTAGACCTTGCAAAAGACTTCCTAATGGATAAAGATTACAAGGGCGATGGAGAACAAAAACTTTGGGCATACTATCAATGTATCATTAAAGAATAATCTAAAACTATGACTGACAATTTTTCTTATTACAATAGAAACCCCAATCAAACGGAAGAAGAAGATTGCGTTACACGAGCAATCTCCCTTGCGTTGAAGATTCCGTATCCAGCAACGGCAAACCTTTTGTCATTAGTTGCGAAGCATCACGGTTGTCCTAAATTGTGTTTGTGGTGTTATGAAAAACTATTAACAGATGTTTTCAACCTACCCATAAGATATTGTAATCAAAGTGAAACTGTTGGGGAAATCTCTAGTTCTTATCCGAATAATACAATTATTATTCGCATTGAAGGTCATTTAACTTGCTCGATAGATGGCATAATATATGACATATTTGATTGCACTAATAGTGCCGTAGATTGTTATTGGATAGCGAACTAAAACATACAATTTAATATTTTATTTAAAAAGGCTAGCGAACTGCTAGCCTTGTCTTTGCTCTAGGCTTGATTTTAGGGGCAAAATTGAAATGTTTTTGTTTTCTCGTTGTCTTACTCACCATTACGCAAAACATCTATTATTTTCGCTCCTACGCGGTCTTTGGCACAAAACAAAAACCGCACTCCATATATTTTCTTAAAGTATTTTATTCTTTCCTTTATTTGAGAGCTTTTAATTATCATTTTGTGTTCAGCGTTTCCTAGCGTTATATTGGGTATCGTTTCTTCCGTAATAGGTTCTTCGATTAGAAATACAAGTTTAATATGGTTCTTTTTTGCTCTAATACACTCTCTAATAAATCTTTTGCTATCTTCTTTGTCAAAAAGGTTAGAGCAAAGTTCTTCCATATTTTGTTTTGTATCAACAGATATTTTATCGTTAAGGTCTAGCATATAATCTCCAACTTTTAGGCGTTGTCTTATTATGGTATAGCCTTGCTCGTTAAAATAGTTTTCCTTTGCTATATGCTTATCTTTCTTTTGATTACTATCACAATAAATACGCATACTAGAAAGGTAGTTCTGCTTCTGATTCGGCACAAATAATTCCATTAGGATATTTTTCCATTGTGGAAACGGAAGGCTCTTTTGTATTATATGTATCAAGAGCGGTTATTTCAGGATTGCTTTCCGTTGTTTTAGACACATTCACACCTGTCTTTCTCTTGAATATTTTTACGCTATCAACAAGAAACTCTATAACTGTAATAGTTTTACCTTCTTTATTCTCGTAAGAGCGCGGTCTACAAGTAGATTCTATGATAATATCATCGCCTTTTTCCGCATATTTAAGTAGGTAATCTGCATTTGAATTAAACGCAACGAATGATATGAAATCGGTTTCATATTCGCCAAAAGCGTTTTTGAAATCTCTTTGAACGGCAAGACTCATTTTTACCATAGTCTTACCACTATTCAAAGGGGTTGCCTCAAGGTTTTTGGTAATTCTTCCTATAAATCTGCAACTATTTGTAATTGCCATAATGATACTCCTTGCTACATTTTAGAAGCGCAATCTAAACACGCTCTAACACCTTTCTTTAATTCGCTATAATCAAGTATTTGAGTGGGTGTCATACCATTGCTTGCGTTGATAACCTTACCGCAAATAGGGCAAACAACATTGCTCTTTTCTGCACGAATAGGTGCTTTGATTCTTATTCCACCTACTTTTCTGCCACCAACTTTAACATTTGGGTCGCTAAATACGGTTATTTGTTTTCCTATCCATTGGTCTGTGTCTTTGCCATATAACTCAATCATTTTGTCCTTATTGGCTTTTGCAGACAATACGAGCGGTACTTCTTCCTTAATGATAGGTTTATTATATTTATCAAGAATGGGTTGAGCATTTTCGTCTTTCCAAACACCTGTTTCCTTAAAGAAAAGAACAGGTTGTCTGCACTCTCCCTTGCCTTGCAAGTACAAAACTTTTGACTTGACGGCTCTAATGGTTAGTGTTTTCGTTTCGCCTTGAGTAAACATAGCGGAACAGCAATAGTTAGGGTCATAAAACTTGGTTAAATCAGGCATTTTTCTCTACTCCTTTTAATTGTTTTCTTCTTCATCTTGTATGAGTTCTAAATCATTGAATTCGCCATCATATACGAATTCGCTTGCCATTGTATATTCGTTTTCTTTTAGTTTATTTTTGCTTTTGCAATACTCACAAACACCGCAGGCAGTTGGTTCGATAATTCCTTTCTTTATCGCATCATATCTAGGTGCGTTCTCTGCTATTATTTCGGTTAATGCAAAATCAAGATAGCATTGGTCGAACATTATTAGTTTTTTGTCAGTTACTTTTTCTTTGGTAGCACACGCAAGCACAAATGGTTTTTGTTTTCCTTTTTCATTTTGCTTTCTTATTTCTTGATATATAGCCCCTTGTATATCGTAACCCCAATACTCCCAAAAGGCTTTACGCATACGAGCGTTCTTGTCATAAATATCTTCAAAGTCTTTTATCAACTTTCGGTCAACGGTTATGTCGGGAAGCATACTATCTATGAGAATTTTAAACTTTACTCCGTTAATAGTTCCTGTCATAACCTTTTGTTGTTTTCCTGTACAATGTTTGTAGAAAACTGTGTCTTGCTTGATTACTTCTATAATATTGTCTACATCTTTGTATGTCGCTAATAACTCCCCATTTTTCTTAAACATTTCAGGGTGTTCTTGCTTAAACTCGTCTAGCGTTCCTTCAAAAAACGCATCTAGGTAAGAACCTTGCAATAATGCAGTAGTCTTTTCGGGAACATACTCTCCTTTTGCTATTGCTAACGCTCTTGCTTCACATTTTAGAAAGTCCCTAAATTGAGAAGAACCCATATACTCCATATTCGCTTTTTCACTAAAATAATTTTTTTTCGTTATTCGCATATTTATTCTTCCTGTTAATCATGTTTGTTTTCTAAAAAATTACTAAAACAACTAATGTCGTTTTCGCAATATTCTTTTACATTTTTTTCACCTTTATCTTCGGTTGAAATAATATAAGCCTTTAAGATTTCTTCGATTTCATTTGCGGTATATATCTCAAAAAAGTCGGGAAGGTCAACGCTGTACCCATAGCCATACTTTCTGCTATATTCTATCGCATTATCAATGGTCATTTCTTCTTTCAAACATTCTTCACAAATTTTACCATGTTCGGGGTTTATCCACGCATCGCAAATTTTGCAATTTTCGGCTTCTACAAAATCTCCACCGCAACTGCAACAGTTTGATTCTTCAACATATCCACTCATTGCCCAATTCCCATCTACTCTATCATAGTATCTATGGGTTGTTGTTTCGTGAACTAAACTTCCGCACTCTCTGCAAATATACATATTTCTCTCCTACTTCTTATACTTTTTTGGTAAACTTTTCTTGACTCTAAATACAATTTCGTCAGAGAAATGTCTTTCATTCTTTTCAGACAATTCTACGATTGCATTATGGGTATCTTTGTCAAGGTATAGACTACTTTTTACTTTACCATTTTCTAGCAAAGTGCCATACTTCACCTTTTGAGCCGCAGTTTCATTAGGTGTTGCTTTCATATTAGTTACATCTTCAATACTCATTTTCTATCTCCTTTTATAGTGTTAATAACATTATAGCATTTGTTAGCGTTTTTGTCAATATCAAACACTCCATTTGCTATCATTTCTTACTTCTTTTATTTCAAAACCATACCTTTCGGCAAAAAGTCTTGCTTTGAGTTTGTATGTAGGCGTTTTCACTCCCTTTGCATCCACTACGACCATTTTATTGTCTTTGTAGTAAACAAAGTCCGCAATATACTTGATTGCTGTTCCATACTTGCTTTTGTCGATAAGCGTAAATGGTACTTGTATTTGTAAATCATTTATTATTCCTTGTTTTTCTTTTTCTAACAAGTAATAATAATAATTATATTCAAACTGACTATCCCACCACCTACCAAAAGCCCATACTCTTTTATTCCTATACTTGTTCATTTTTCTTTATATATTTTGACTTTTGTTTTATTACATAATCTTTTCGATTATATGCTTTGGCACAGAAACATCCAGTAACTCTTTCTTCTGGCAGTATTGTACACCTGTTTTCATTAAAAGCCTTTTTAGAGCAATATTGGCAATAGTCCATTTTACCGCTCAAATCATAGCCTTTCTTTTGGCTTGCGTAGTATTTTTTCTTGTCTAAACTATGTTGTCTTTCTTTGTTAGTCATTTTTGTTCTCCTTTAATAATATTTTACAAATAATTCTTTATTTCCATTTTGAATAGTGCAGTCTGCATAATTTTTTATGTAGTCTAGTTCGCAGTATCCATTAAATATGGGTTGGCTAGAAAGTTTGTGCATTGTTATGATTTGTCTGTTTGAATACAAAGAATCAACGCTTTCAATATTGTCTAATATAACAAATCCGTTCCATTGTTCTAGTAATGCTATGCTATCTGCAAAGCGTAGTGCAATTTCAATTTGTTTTGCGGTGTTCTCGTCTTTGTACTGGACTAGACTATCTTGAGAATAGATATATGCTTTTTTATTGGCATAGTCCATTTCTATTCTTATATCCTTAAACTTCTTTTGTATTGATTGCGTTTGAATTGAATAGAGTTTGTTTTTGAACTTCTCGCAGAGTTCTTTTTTAATCTCATACTCCGTTAGTTTTTCATTTAATGTTTTCTTCTTGTTATATATTTTTTTCAATTCTTTTTGGTGGTAAAGTATGTTCTTGTTTACTTCCAAAAGAGTTTGCTTTTCTTTAATTAAGATTAAGTTGGCTTCCTTGACGGCAATCATATCATCTATTTCTTTTGTCTTTGATTGTCTTTCAAGCTCTTTCTCTGTTCTGCGCAATTCGGTTCTTAATTTAAGCAACTCAACATTTTCGGTAGTTTCAACGAAGTCGAAGTTCAACCAATCACTATATGCTTTCTGCATTAAGGTTTCGGCTTTTGTTATGCTTGCTTGCATTTTATCTAGTTTGTCTTTGAGCCTATAAATTTCAGATTGCTTTTCTTTTATTACTTTTTCTACTAATTGCATTTCCTTTTTTGCTTTATTAGTAGCACTATGCCTACTATCTTGGTCGTATTTTTTTCCGCAATAATGGCAATTCTTTCTTACCCCTGTTTCAATGCTGTCATATAGTATTTTAGCATTGTTGTATCTTTCTTCCAAAGCAGGTAGTTCTTCTTCCTTTTGCTTTAATTGGTTTTCAATATTCTCAAAAACTCTCTTTGCTTTTTCACACTCAAACTCGGAATCTTTATATATTCTTTCTCGCGTTGCTCTTGCTTTCTCTTTGTTTTTAATCAACACTTCTTCCTGCGTTTCAATGTTTAGTTTAAGAAGTTTTATTTTCTCGGTCAATACTTCGGGAGAATATTGTGCTTTTAGTTTAGTAATCTTAAAGTCAATGTCGCTATTTTGGTCTTTTAAATCGTCTAGTTCCTTTTTAGCCTTAAACAATTCTTCAATATCTTGCAAGTTTGCACTTTTATTTATGTTCGTTTGTATAATTTGTGATTGTTTATCGCAAAACCCTATTTCGTCTTTTAGTTTTTCTATATCTTCGTTGAGCCTATATATAATAGGCTCGATTGCTATACTATCAATTTCGTCTATTAAAGTAAATAATTCCCTATCACTAGAAATAACATCTTTAAGGCTTACTTCTTCAACATATTGTTCGAGTATATTATAAAGTTGGGTATCGGTTAGTTTCATTGTGGGATAAGTCAACGCTTTCCACTTTTCTGGAGTTATGCCAATCTCTTGTTCCAATTTTGCTTGATATTCTTCTTGCGATAAGGAAATAGTTTCGTCATCAAAAAAGCAAGTTGTTTCACTCTTTGAATTAAATACTTTTTTTAGCGTTATTATTCTACTAGAATGCTCTATTGTCGCGCATATTTCCGCTTGTGAGCCGAACATATCATAAACATTATATACTTCTGTTTCTTCCGTATCTACTGGCATAAATAAACATTCTATTGCTTTTGCGATGGTGCTTTTACCAACGCCATTTGCTCCATATATGTTTGCATCCATACCAAATTTAAAAGATATGTTTACTTCTTCTATTCCCCTAAAATTGTTTATATAAATGTTTCGTAGTTTCATTATTTAGTTTCCCCTTTAAGTCGGTCAATCTCGGCTTGCAGGCGTGCTATTTCTTTTTGTTTCTGTTCGTCCGTAGTTGTTATAGGGCTTTTCCTTTGCGACACTTTTAAAGCCAATTCATCGGTAAATGCGTGAGCATAAGATTGAACGCTAGACAATGATTTCCAACCGCCAAGCCTTTGTAGTTCAACAATGTTAAAACCTTCTCGCAGTCCGTCCGTACAAAAAGTAGTACGCAAGCAATGGGCGTGTGCAGGTTTTAGTCCGCGACTTCCTTCATCAAAGAATACCCCTGTCTTTTCGGACAATTTATGCAATTTGATAGTCCAATAAGTTCTAGCAATATCATACTCCAACATTGCATAATCTTTTTCTATGTTCTTTGTATGCTCATTGAAGTTCGCTTTTCGGTTAGAAGCGATGCAAAAAACAAATGGGTTTCTCTTGCTTGCATATTTAGGTCTAATCTTGAGCCATTCTTCAAGTTTTGCAATAGCAAAATCGTCTAGTATAATGATTCTATCATCACTTTTACTTTCTACTATTCTAATTGTCCTATTGGCAATATCAATATTATTCATTCTTAACTTTGATATTTCGTTTGCTCTTGCTCCACAACGCCACATAATAACAAACGCAGCATAATCACGAACATTGGTTGCAATACTAGAATTTTCTAAAGGTTTTAATAGTGCCAACACTTGTTCTGGTTTAAGCGCGTGTTTGATTTTTCTTTTAACTCTTGCCATTTCTCTCTCCTTTTTAATGGGTTTGATAACATTATACACGAAGAACCGACACCTGTCAAGCCGTTTTTCAAAAATTGTTTCTCATTTTCGGGTTTTGTATAACAAATTTATTCCAAAAAAATTTTAATTTCCCTATTGACAATTTCGTTTTTTTGTTATAAAATATATATATAGCGTAAGAATGGTCAACATTTTTTGATTTTTCTCTTATCCAATTTCCCTCCGTCTATCGCGTAGTAAAGTTTACTGCGCGATATTCATTTTTACTAGCCTTATACTATCAATCTTAATATAGAGCATATAGTCATCAACTTTTGTAATATTTTGCGATTTCGTCTAATCTACCACAAACTTCTGCTATTGCTTCGGTATAACCGTCTGTAAATTCTTTGCTTTTATTTTCAAGTTTGAAAGTACAAAGTTTTTCATTGATTTTTTCAAGCACTTCTTTAACTGCTTGCTTTTCAATTTGCTTTTTCAAGAACTTTACCTTTGCGCTATCTTCTCTAAACTCATCAAACTCTTCTTGTGTCAACACCACCGAGTTTTCGTCTATCTTTCGGTAGCCATTTTCTATGAGCCATATTGCTCTACATTTAGCACAACTTTCTCCTATGCAATCGTGCGTTTCGCAATAGTCAAGTTCTTTTGCTAATGCTTCAATTTGCTTATCCATTGTTGTTCTCCTGTATATTTATTCCGTTTTCGTTAAATAATTCCCAAACGCTTTTGCTAACATTTGCAAGTGAACGCTCTTTGATACTTCTTAAATTGTAAGGCGAAGTTATATATTTTACCTTATTGCAACCAAACAAATTTTCAAGTCTTTTAATTTTTTCGCAAATTTGTTCAATACTTGCTCCTGTAATTTCGTATCTTATAAACTCATCTTTGGTTGGGCAAAATTGAATTATTGTTGGGTTAATAAGTCCAAATTCTCTAAAGTCTATAATTGTTGATTTGTTATTCATTGTTGTTCTCCTTGTTAATTAGGTCTATTACATTATGTTCTAATATATCTACTTTGTTTTGCAACCTATCTATTTTTAACTCTTGATTTGTATTTTGGAACGCTAAAACCAAAGTCATTATTAACAATAAAATTATACATATATCGTTTTCGCTCATACTTCCCCCTTTAACTCTCTCAATTTTTTTTCGGCTTCGGTTTTGGTTAGGAATATGGTTTTGCCAAAATCGCTTAATTTTATCGTGTAACTATTTACCTTAAACTTTGGTTCTCTGTTTATGTTTAGATAAATATCTGTAACAATGAAGTCCCCGACTGAATAATCATTTGATAAAACCCATTCACCACTATTTACAAGTTTTGCTATAATAAAAAGTTTATCCCCCACCTTACAAGGCAACTCTACCAAAGTACCGTTCTCTATCTTATCTTCCAACTCGGCAAGGCGGTTTATAACTGCGTTCAAACAATTTGTCTTATCTTTCCTACAATTATAATTTTCGGTTTTATTTGGGCAAACAACGCAATTTATAATATTGTCAAAAATGCTTCCTTCCATTGTCAATCTTCTATAATCACTCATTTTCGTTTCTCCTATCCCATATACCATATCCATAGCGGTTTCATCATGCCAACCACACTCTTCAACTAAATAACACACTCGCTCCAACCTATTCATGTTATCACTACCACCATTAAAAAACCACTCCTCATTGATTTCGATTTGACTCTTCTTTATGTCCTTTTTAATCATAAATCACCTGCCTTATATTTATCTATAAACGGATAAATAATTAATCCTTTTTCTTTTATATAATCTAAACTTGATTGTGTGCATTTTACAAAGTCAACTCTTTTAATTGATTCAAATGAACGAAAATATATCTCGCCGACAGTATGTAGAATATCGTTTGTTTTAACACCGCAAACATATAGAATATAATCATTTGCTATAATGCTATACTTTCTAATATAAAGTAAATGTGTGAAGTCGCTTACCTTATAATCACTCATTTTCGTTCTCCTTTTCTTTACATAAACCAACAAAGTCGTATTTTATCTTTTCTCTCAATTCTTCCATAAACTTTTCACTTGCCAACTCGTGAGTGAATACAGGTCTTTGCATTTTTTCTTCAATGTACTTATGTAAATCGTTGAAATCACACATTAAAAAGCCTGTATATGCTGATACAATTACTTTCTCTCTTTCGGTCATATTATTACTCCTTTTCTTCAACATATTGCCAACTTTGTGGGGGTTTTGTGAGTTGCAATTTTCTATCACACCCAAAACTCTTTAATGTTTTAGTTTTTAAGCAAAGTATTTTTTTAGCCGTATCAACGCAAATACCCTTGCACTCTCTATAAAACTCTCCAACCGCTCTCGGCTTGTCATAGATAACAAGGTCGCTTATGTGCCAACCATAGCCATCTTTTGCTCCAAGATACTCGTCAATCTCGTAATCTTGAAGGCAAGTTTGCTCTAAAACATAAGGCAAAATTGAGTGGTGTATATCATCAGCATCATACGGTAGAAAGTCAAAAATACCATATATACCATCGCAAACAAATTCTCCGATGACTTTGCCTCGCTTACTTAAACAATAATTATCTTTCATATTTCCATAAGGGCAATAGATATAACACTTAAAGGGAATATCTATCTTTGGTCTTGTCTTTCTTACTAAAATCGTGCAATCGCCACTTGCTACTTTTTCACACATTTTAGGTGAAACACTAATCATTACTGCTTTCATTTTTAATTACTCCTTTGCTCATTTGTTCTACTGCTTTTTGTGCAACTTCCAATGCCTTGTCGGTATAGATTTTCTTTAACTTCTTTTCTATGCTTTCGTATGCTTCATCGAAGATATGTTCAAAGTCAGGTGGATAGACAAGATATTCTCCCCAATTTTCTAAATCCCGCTCTACTTGTGTTATAATTGCTGCACATATTCTGTCTTTAAGTTTATCTACTCTTTCTTCACCAAGTAGTTCTACGATAGGTGATATTTCTTTCAAATCAATCTTTTTCATTACTTTTCTCCTTTTTGCAATCTTCGCAAATTGCTCTTTTAATATTCTTCTTTTTAGTGAGCCATTTGCCGTGTCTAATCAAGTGTGCTACTCTCTTGTTTGGAGCGTTCTTTACTATTTCGTCAATAAGTATAGTTCCAAAGGCACTCCAACTATTACAAGAAAACTCAAGAGCCTTTTCAAACATTGGAAAATAAAAGCCAAATCTTGGGTTATTATCACCTTTGGGGGCAGGTACTTCTTTTATACCTACAAACTCTTCCCATTTTTCGCCTTCAAACTTTACATACATTTTGCCATTGTTTTCTTCGCCCATTGCTATTCTCCATTATTTTTACTTTCCTATAAATTTAAGATGGTAGTCTAGTTTTTCTTTTACTTCTTCTTTCGTTAATGGGAACGCTAGTGTTTCGTTTATAATGCTTTTTCCGTTTTTGAATATGGTTAATCTCCATATCTTCCAACCGCCTGAACAATCTTGATAATAAACACATAGGTATTCACCTTGCTCTATCTTATACTTTATTTTAACTCTTGTTTTATCTAAATAAGTATTTGTTAGCATATTGCTCTCCTTTTTGTTGTTTTATAATTTCTTCTACCTACTAATTCGTCTATTGAGCAACCAAATATATCTGCCAAAGAAATTAAGTCTATTATATTGGGTCTAAACCTACCATTTTCCCAATAGTGAACATTGCATTGAGTTGTGTTAAGTTTTTTTGCTAATTGTCTTTGACTTATGCCCAATTCTTTGCGCTTTAATTTTAATATTGTAGAGAAGTCAAGGTTTAGGTATTCGGCTGAAAACCCACCATTGTATTCTCTGCCTACAAGTTCGTCTATGGAGCAGATTAAAGAATCAGCAAGCCCGACTAAAGAACTAAAGTTTGGGGAATATGTATGCGTGTTCCAACGATGGAATTGAGTTCTATTCACACCTATTTCTTTCGCAAGTTCTTTTTGCTGATACTTTAATTCTTCCATTTTTTGTTTTAGTGTTTCATTAAACTTATTCATTTAAAAATGCCTCTATGGTATCTCTTTCGTGCTTTCCAAGAGTAATACGCATTTGTCCGTCACGACCACCTTTTCTTGATAGGTTTTTAAGGTACTCTAGTCTGCGAATTGCTTGCGAAAATCTCTTTGCCATATAATTATCAAACTCTTGCTCGTTTGCAATTTTGACGCCATTTGAGCCACTCAAAATTATCTTTTGGATAACCGAAGATTTGTTTAACGCACGAATATCGTTCGTGATTTTATGTCTTGCTTTGCTATCGTGGAAACTTGCATAATGCTCGTTGCCATCATATCCATATTCTGGTAATTCAAGGGCGATTAGCCATTGTGGTGTCCATTCATCGCCTCTATCTTTTAGGTAGTTATAAAGTTTCCATTGTCTTGAATTAAGTTCGTTCTTTCTTTTTTCCATTTTTAATTCTCTCCTTTAATTTAAAAATAAACAAGTTTGTCCGTTTGCATCAATGTTATTTAGTCTATCTTTTCCAATATCACACCATTTTTGCTCTATTTCAAACAATATGAAATTTCTTCCTATTTCTTGACAGGCAACAGCCGTTGTCGCAACGCCACCAAAGGTATCAAGCACAATATCATTTGGTTGAGTTGCGTGCAATAAGTGTCTTTTTACAAGTGGCAATGGTTTGATTGTAGGATGATTAAATCTATCCTTGTCTTGTTTGTTAGCAGGTGTAATATACCACTTGCTTTTTAGGTCATATCCATCGTTTAATGGTACGCCTTTCTCTCTTATATGAATACAATATTCAAGGTCAGGCAACCATACATTATTTGTTTGTGGTGTTGGGTTTGTTTTACACCATACTAACAAGTCTGTGTTGTACTCCCCCCCCCATTTCATAATATCAAGAAGTTGCATTTTGCTACACCAAATAAAGATATTTACTTTCTTGCATACACGCTTAAATTCATCAAGAATTGAGTAGTCAATGCCATTGCTAATTTCTTTTAATTCTTCTTTTTTTCGCGCAGTTCGTACACACATTTCGCTATGTCCTACTCCACCATTACAATACAAATAGGGTATGTCGGTATAAACACAATCAACACTCTTATCTGGCAATTCCTTTATCAACTCATAACTATCGCCACAAGTTATTTTGTTTAGGTATTTTTCTAACATATTATACTCTCCTTAAACTTCATTCCCCCAACAATCCCAACCATCTGCGTGTTGTCTTGCGAATAGTTCTATGCGTGGTAAATCGCCAACCAATCTTTCAATATCATCTCTTATAGAGTCGGGTTTTTTACTATGATTTTGTCTATGCGCTAATACTATTTGTTTTACATTTCTCGCAATTCTTTTGGGAAATTTCTTTTTTGTAGCAAGCAAACATAACTCTGCATTTTGATTAGTCCAATGCCCCATACCGCTATAAATACCATCGCTTTTAGGGTTTTGTTTTACCCAACAAAAAGCACAAGTTTTATAAGTGAACCCCCACGCTTTAATTACTTCAAAGGCTTGCTCTATTGTAGGAAATGTTACCCACAAAAACAATATGCACTTTTCTTCACAAATGTTTTGTATCGGTAGTTTTTTTATTTCTTCAAGTTCCATTGTGTTATAGTGTGGCAACATACTACCATTTGCTTTTGTTTGCCCTTTTTCTCTTTTATAAGTAATCCAAGTTTGTATTCCTTCTTTTATTCTATCACTAAAATTATTATATTCTTTATTATTAGATAAAAGATTATTAGATTTAGATATAAGAGGTTTTTGGACATTTTCCAACTTTTGTCCAAAACCACTATTTAATAATTCCTTTTGTTCATTTCTTTCTATTCTTTTTTGTTTAGCCCAATAAGTTTCACTACCTACCATTTCTTGGAAATTGGATATTTTAATAATACCATTTTCTTGTTCATAAAGAAGTCCAAGTTGACGATACATTTCCATAGCAACACGAATAGTATCTACATCAAACCACTTACACTCTCTTTGTATTTTGTCAATGTTAAAAGGTATTAAAACATCGCCTATCTTGGTTGCAAGTTCGCCTTGAGTATTTATTGTTTTCATACAAAGCATTTGATATAAAACAACATAATTAGCACCATTCTTTTGGCTCATAAGAAAGTCTACTACATCGCCATTCATAAACTCGCTTTTAAGTTTTAACCAATAAAACTTCTTGTCTTTCTCACTCATAAGTTCTCCTTATATAAAAACCCCCACTATCTACTCGTTGTGCCAGCAACTTTCAATAGTGAGGGGGTATTAACTTATAATAATATTGTATTTGCTAATTGTCTGGCACCAACTAACAAGTACATTATACATTACTTATAGTTGGTTGTCAAGTGTTTTTTCAAATATTCCACTTTCAATTAGCCTTGTTACTACTCGCTTCATCATAATTGGTGGTACAGACATTCCAACAATGTAGGACACATCTTTGTTGTTAAAATCATAATCTTGTGGGAATGTACCACCGTTTATGAAATCATTGTTTGAGCAATGCGTTTTCTCTGTATATCTCCACATACAATTATGACCTGCAACAATGGTTGGCATTATATCATTGTCTTTGCATAAAACGTGAGTAAACCACCCCTTTTTCCCATATACTCTTTGATGTGCGTTTTCAAGATTTGAGTCTGTTTCAGTAGCGGCATTTAACAATATAAGTGCTTTATCTGTTGGGTTTTTCCCAACGCCTTGTTTTATTTCTCTAAAGGAAATAGGCTCATAATTAAACCCCATATCAATTTTATCAAGGTCAAAATCAAGTCTTGTTGCTATAAAGAAAACTCTATGCCTTTTTTGTGGCACACCCATATTCTCACCCTTTAACAACCAATGCTTTACTTGATAACCTATTGAGTGAAATTGAGTATATATCTTTTGAACATATTGCCAAGCATTACCAAGCATAAGACCTTCAACATTTTCCATAATTACAACCTTTGGTCTTAACTTTGCAACGGTGTCTATTGCAACAAATGCTAAATCGTCAAGGGTTTGTTCGGCTTGTCCTTCGGCGAACTTCTTTTTCTTACCCCAACTTTCTTCTCTATCACCAGCAATGCTAAATGTAGTGCAAGGTGGACTTGTGTCAAATATATCAAGATTATACAATTCTTTTGGTAAATTTTCAAGTTTATTAAACTCTCTAATATCCATTAAGTAGTTATACTTTGGATTATGGTTTTTGACGTAAACATCGTTCATTCTCTTGTCAATTTCAACACAACCTAACACTTCGCAACCAGCAAGTTTGTAACCCATAGTAGAGCCACCCCCACAAGCGAAAGTAGAGAATACCTTTAAGCCATTTTTAGGTGGATAATCGTTAGCCATAGTCCATTTCCAATCGGTTGCCTTAATTGGCTTATAATCTTCTGCATTGTCTAAAAAATCAAATAGTGATAATTCTTGCATTATTTACTCCTTTCTAAACAAAAAGCACTTTCCCATCGGTAGTGGCAGTACCTTTGAGAAAATGCCTAATGCTCGTTTGATTAAGTTGGTTTATTGACCGAGAAGTCTGCCACACAACTCAATCAAATCATTAAGTATATTTATTATAATATATTGTGATTTAATTGTCAAGCATTATTCGTCAAAATCTTCATTTGCGTGTAAATTTTCAATCATTCTATTTATAAGTGTATTATGAATACGACTTACAATTATGGTTAAGCCTAGATGGGATAGTAGAACGATAAAACCTACCTTATACAATACGTCAAGCAACTCGTAACTTTCGGTAATTCCAAACACCAATGCCATAATAACGCCACAAATGAGTATTGGTATTTCTAGTAGTTCTAATATTATTCTTAATATAACCAAAGGTTTATAATTTACCATACAAGAACCCCCATAAGAACTACAAGTGCGATAAATATCAAACTTGCGATTAGCACGAATATGTTTGTCTTTGTGCAATATGGCTTAAACCATTTCTTTAGCGTGTCAATTTTGTCTTTCATACTAACTCCTTTTTATCTTGTGATTTGGTTTCTATGCCATTAAATGCTCCAAAGGTGCTTGCGATATTTTTCCAATATGCCATTTCGTCTTTTTGAATTGCATTGATACATTCCACGCAATTTCTTAATTCATTTATATCAATGTTTTCGTTTTGCAATTTTTTGTCAATGATTTCTAATACTTTTACTTTTAATTCGTTTGCTTTGTTGTTAATGTTTTCCATAGTTGTTTTCTCCTTAAAATATACTTAATTGTTTTGGCTCGTTTTCTTCTATCCATTCTTGCATTTGTTTTAGGCTATCGGCTTGAAATATGTTATTACACAATATTTGCTCCAACATCATTAAACAAAATTGATTTGCATTAGGATACTTTGTTTTATACATATCTTTTAATCGTTGCCTACTTTCTAAAATATTGTCTAATTGAATATCTATTGCGACTATGCTTGCAAGTGCTTTTAGTCCGTCTTTTTCGTCCTTACAATAGTTTAACTTTCTTCCGTATATCTCAACAAGGAAGTTACCATTTCCACAGGTCGGCTCTAAAAAAGTGCTTTCTATGTTTTCCCAAACATCTTGTGGAATAAGGTCGCACATTGCTTTGACTTCTCGTTCATTGGTAAATACCTCGGCAAAGTCTTTTACTCGTTTCTTACTTTTGATTTGATTACCCATTATTTACTATCCAATATGTCTTTAGTTTGGTTCGTAATAAGCTTTATTAAATCTTGAGCAGTATAACGATTTGTTTCGGATATATTATCGCTCTTTTCGTATTTTTTGAGCGCAGTTAATAATACTTTTGCATCTCGCTTTGTCAGGTGAGCTTTCAATAATGCTATTGCCATTGTTATTTTCTCCTACTTATAGTTTTAATTTCTCTTTTACTTTTTTGCAGTAAATATCTAATATCTCTTGCAGTAGTTCATTGCTTTCTTTAATTTGCTCTTGCGTATGGTCGCCCACTTTAGGTCTACCATAGTTCTTCACTTCTATAATTCTTTGACTATGTATATTATATCTATAATTGTCTATTTTGTGTATAGATAGTGCTATCTTTCGCAAGTCTTTTTCTACACACTCAAAGCCATATTGTGATATATCTCTCAATTTAGCAAAGTCCAAGAACTCTCTCTTACGCAATATAGCCAACTCTTTTTGAAGTTCGTCTATCTTGTGAAGTATCTCTTGCTCTTTTTCGGTATAAGGTGTGTTTCCCATTTTACTCGCTCTCCTTGTAATCGCACTCACTTGGCTCTTTTCGGTCTTTCTCAACACAATGTTCGCCACAATACTCGCAATCTTCATTGGTACATTCGCTTTCCCAATAGCCGTTTTCTTTATACCACTTGCAATATTTACATTTACTCATTTCTTGTTTCTCCTTTTGCATATTTTTGCATATTTTTGCATATCTATAACTTAACTCCATACTTATTTTTTGCTATTTCTCTTGCTCTACTTTCTACCTTTGCAAGTTCGTAGCCCTTTCTAAATGTTTCGTTGTGAATAAGGTCTATCAAATCATTTACAAAATCTTTAACTGCTTGATTGTGGGCTTCTTTGAGTTGTTTTTCTAATGCCAATTCTCTATCCAAACAGCCTTTAATTTGTGGCTCAATTATCTTATAAGCATAATATTTTTGTGCATCGTATCGGTCTAATACCACCGAGCCTTTGGGTGTCTTTCGGTAATCTAAAAAGTTTAATTGCAGGGCTATGTCTTTACAATCTTCCCAATCTAATCCGTGTCCTGATTCATATATGGCTTCTGTCAATAATAGTATTTCAGTTTGTTTTTCTTTATCGTTCATAATATCACTCTCCATCGATTAACTTTTTGGCTTGAACTAATATTCTCACAGTATCTTCGTCTATAACGTATCCATTACAAGAATATTCAATTTCGTTGTCGCATCTATTTCTTCTTAACGTGAATCCGTACGTTATAGCAAAGTATTCAAGTGCTTTTTCTAGTATTTGTTTTTGTTTTTTGATTTTGTTTATTTTAGTGTTTATTTTAGTGCGGAATTTTGCCATTTCGGTATAGTCATCGGCTATTTCGAGTAACTTCTTGTTGCTAATAATTTTTGAGCCTTTGTCTAATATTCGGCAATTTGCGTTGTAAAGTGCCGTTGCTTGTTTGATACACTTGCAATCTTCTCCGTTGCAGTTATGGGCTTTGCTTTCGCATAGAATGGCAGCCATTTTTTCTATTTGGTCTGGTTTATCGTTCATTGTTGTTCTCCTTATTCTCTATACCAATCGTATATTTCAATAGTTGGACTTTTAACTTCTTTTCCATTTACAAAAAAATATCCGTTGAAGTCTATTATCAGTTTGCTACCAACTTCTTTTTGCAATTTTTTCAAATCATCAATACAAGATATTGAAACAAACCACCTTACTTCGTCATCTACAATCTCACGAAAAGCACTATCACAAGGTCTTGAATAATCCCATTGACTTGTTCTTTCTATATAAAATTTCATAACCATCTATTCCCCCTTTAACTCTCTCAATTTCGCTTCGGCTTCGGGTTTGGTTAGGGATACTTCGTCTATGGTAAATATATATCTGTTTTTAACGACATTGGGATTTGTTCTTGAACGAATATATGGGTGGTCTACATATATGCGATGATAATATCCTTTTGTGTTTACGATATATTCTATTGCACTAACCACTCCTTTAACTACTTTTTTAATATACATATCCCACGTCCCAGCAATATACACGGTATCCCCAACCTTACAAGGTAGGTCAATTAGAGTTTTGTTTTCAATCTTATCTTCCAACTCGGCAAGGCGTTCTATTGCGTTCCATATTGACTTATTGTCATTTGTAGATGTATCTTTTATTGCAATACCGTTACCACTTCTTTCGGTTAATCGCTTATAATCACTCATTTTCGTTCTCCTTAATCTTCTATCCAATTTTTTTTAATTCCATAAACTCTTTGTCTTGTTATGCCGTATTCTTTGGCTATATCTACAAGTCTGCGCCCCTTCTTTAACTCTTGTATAATCTCTTGCGTTTGCTTCTTTGGTGGCTTGTAATTATGCTTTGGCTTGCTTCTTTTATCTGTATATTTTGATATTGAAGATTGTATCGTTGAAAGAGCATAGTTTGTAATTTCTGCAATTTCGTATGGGTTAGTGATTCCCATCTCATATAATTCTAATATTGCTCTTTCTGTCTTACAAGGTGGTCTTATATTTGTCTTTCTCATATTTCACCTACCTATTTGCCCATAAGCCAATACAAAAATGCGCTACCTAGTGCGTTTCCAATATTGCTTTTTTTACTTCTTTTTTTGCGTGCCATAGTAATTTCCCCCTTAATCTAAATTGCTGATATGTATTACTACAAACTCATTTACTCGTCCATTTTCGCCTTGTGAATTTATATAATCTCTTGATTGTAGTTTGCCAAACAATCTTATTTTCTCGCCCATTTTAAATTTTACTCTTGTAAATGCAATGCAATGAATGTATGATGATTTGCCGTTGCTTTCATTGTATGCTACTTTGAATTCGGTAATCGTCTTTCCAAAAGGCGTTTTTCTTGATTGCTTAACATCGCAAACATAACAATCAATAGTGCCAATATTTATGTTGTTTGGCTCGCTCGTTTCTTGTAGGTCGTATGATTTGATAAATGTTTTTATTCTTATCTTACTCTTTTCTTTATCAAAGTAATTTTCTGCAAGCATTTCTGCATTTTTAGTTTCATAGTTTTTGCCTACAATTAAATTTGCGTTAGTTCTTAATATGAGCATATCTTCTACTCCACTTCTTCTTTTACAAGCAACAGAATAGTCGGTGTCATTTATTCTTTGTAATACTTTGAATCTTGCGGTATATTCGTTCATAATCTCTCCTTGTGGTGTTGACAACATTATAGCAAAATCGCTACGCCGTTGTCAATACCATTTTTAAAATTTTTATTTCTCTTTTACATAAATCTTGATTGCACTAGGTATTCTGCTTTGATTAAATTTCTTTTCTTCAAACACAACTAGCCATTCCCATTTTTCTCCGCCTTTTACATTGTCATATATTGCAATTTGGAAATACTTTTCTATCGTTCTTACATTTGGCGATACGCAAACTTCGTCTGCTTGGAATAATTCTACTAATCCAACTTCGCCTGCTTTTTTAATCTTTTTGGCAAGGGTATATCCTGCCTTAACTACTTCTTCTTCGATTTTTTTAAGGTCTTTTAGTGCTACGATTTTTTTAAGGTCTTTCTTTTCCATAATTCTTCTCCTATTTATTGTTTAGTAGTTCTACAAACTCATTGTAGTAGTTGGTTATATTTTCTTGGTAATCTATGCTTTCTAGTCTTATAGGCAATATTACGCTCTCGCTTTCGCTATCATAAAAGTGTATTCCAGAATAGGCTCTGCCCTTTTCTTTATAAACAAACTCTTGGTCGTAACCGATAATATCAAAAAGTGCCTTTAAGAAATCAGCATCCCAATAAGAATCAAATAGTTTTATTACTTTATGCCCATTGACTTTTTCTTCTCCTTTTTTGTGCAAATCTATATATTTTTTAATATTCTTGATAACTTGCTTATCGGTATCGCTAATTTTTATTTCTTGTAATTCATAAGGCTTTTGTTGTAGGAAAGTCATATCTATGCTTGCTTCTTTTGCTAGGTTGGGTAGACTATCCAATTCTTCCCTATGTGAATAGAATTTAATATAGGTATAACCATCGCATATAAATTGACAATCATCGTTCTTGTCGTGCTGTACATATCCTAACTTTTCGTTATATGTTTTTTGCTCAATAAACTTCTTAACCGACTTTAAAAAATTGGGCTTTACGTTTTTGGACTTCATTATTTCTAGTCTGCGTTCATACTCTAGTAGTTTGATTGCTTCTTCAATTTTGACATCTCTGCATAGTGCCAATGCTCTTTCTATTGCCTTTATTTCCATAGTAATTTCCCCCCTTAAAAAAACTTTCTTCTTGATATTATAGAATCGCATTCGTAAAAACCTTTGCTTGTTACAAAATAAAACTTATCGTCTATTTTAGTAATTGCATTGATTTTTATAGTTTGATTATTTTCCACAATTAAACCATTTTGCAACAGCAAGTTTAATGTTTTAATTTTGGCTTTATAGTTGTTTTCTTCCAGTTGATGTATCTTTTCTTCTTCTGGGATTTTAAACGCACTTGCAATTTCTTGTGCCGTTGTTTTTGCCTTTTGTCTTAAATGCTTTTTGTATTCGTTTATCATCGCAACTCCTATTGTCTTGTAATTTTATATTCTAATATCTTTTCACCCTTGATTGCAGAATCTGTTACTTTGCCGTTTCGATAATACTTGCCGTTATGACTTTCCCAGCCAGCAAGGTGATAAAACTCTTTGTGGCTCTTAAAATAGGCTTGTTTTTGCCAAAAGTAATCTCCGTAGGGGTTTGCCTTATAGTATTCGCTTTCGGCGGTTTTAAAGCTGTTTAACACTGCTTGCTCTTGCTCCGTTAAATCTCTTTGCCCTGCTTGATATATAACAAGCCTGTTGCCGTCATACTCCATAAGGCTTGCGTATGGTGTTCGTAACTCACTTTGCTTGCCGTCTTGCGTTTCAATGTAAATAGCAACACTATTTGCTCTCACTCCCCTGCGTATGCCCTTGAACCTTTCAGGGATTTCTTCTCCGTACCTATAAACCATTTCAAAATATAAATTGCCTTTGTTTACTTCTCTTTTAAGTTCTGCTAGTGTTTTCATTTTTTACTCCTTTGATTTTTCTAATACTTTCGGGATACACTTCCCAACTTAACTGCTCATCGTATGTTTCTATTATATATGAGTTTCCTTGCTCATCTTTATCTAATAGTCCAACTACAATATCATTTGTGCTTATTGTTTTGCCTTCATACAATTCGTACATTTTTTAACTCCTTAAATCACTCTTTTGTTTCTAACTAATACTTGTTTCTAATAGGCTTATGAATTGGTTTTTCTTTTGCCAATGGTACTGTCTTGCACCATTCTTTAACTTCGGTTTCAGATGCACCTCTACATAACCTCCCATAAATATCATACCAAATTCCATCTAGTTCATTTTTTGTCAATTTTCTATTTGGTTGTTCTTCCTTAAAACGCCCATATACTAAACTGTATAATCTGTCTGCTATATCTCTTTTCAACATATTTAACCTCCATTAAAATAGTAGTTTTATGTGCTTATGATATTCTTCTTCTGTTTTTCAACACACACAAATTACAAGCACAAACAGTTTTCAATCCCTCATTTTTTACAAGAGTTAAAACCTCATATTTTACACTTCTTGTTTCACCGCAAAAATGACATTTCAAATTTTTATCTTGCCAATTTTCAATAATTTTCATTATCAAATCCTCCACTTAAAATGATATTTTTATCTTATAGTTATCTCTTTTCCGTTTACTTCTAACACATCACAATATTGAATTAAACAACCATAAGAAGCGATTATTTCTCCGTTCTCTTTTTTAAGAATTACATCTTCATAATCTAAATCGTATTCTTCCATATACTCGCCTAAACTCATTTTAACCTCCTTAAAATAGTAGTTTTCTGTGGTTACTTAAAATATCTTCTGTAATACCAACCTTGTCATACAGTTCGTGCAATTTATCATAATCTTCTTCCCAATAATTTCCGTCTAAATCTTCCCACATTACAATTCCGTCATATAATGTATAAGACTGCATTTCTGTAAAACATCCGTTCTCAACACAAAAATCTAAAAATTCCTGAAAACTATATTCCTGAATAATCTTAACTGCTTCTCTGTGTTTATTTTTTGGTAGTTCTTTTACCAAGTTCATTACTCTATCAAAACAAGTTACTTTGCAATCCATAACTAAATCCTCCGTTTAAAACCACACTTTTATATTCTTTTTACAAAACATATTTTTGCGGATTAGTCTGCACAAAACTTAATGCCTCTTCTTCCGTGTCAAATCCCTTGCAAAAATACAAATTGCAACCATACCTTTTTTCACTCGGTCTATAATATCTTTCATATACTTTGTATTGATTTAATGCTTGTGCCTTTGCTTCTCTTTCTGCTCTTGTCATTTTATTTTACTCCGTTAAAAGTTTTTTTGATTTTTATGCTCTTTTATAAAATTGTCCGTTTCCATGTGGTCTTGTTCGTTTGTGTTACCATAATAATATTCTATATATTTTTTCATATTTTAAATCCGACACTTAAAATTATATTTTATTGTGTAATTTCTTTTAATTGATTATCCGTCAACTGCTTGTATACCCCAAGAATTTCTATATCGTTATCTTTTATCATTTGTCTATAATTCAATCCAAAGGATGAGCCTAAAGTCATAGTATTTATACTATCATCTCTTTTATCCCTATAAACAATTAGGTGTTCATATCGTGTATCTAAATCTAAATGTTTTACTCTCATTTTATTTGCTCCTTAAATCTCATATAGTTTATGGTATCCACTACATTCACACCACTCGCAAGTGCTTTCTTGTTCGTTTTCTTCGTCTACATAAAGTACTCTATGTTCAAGGTCGCCTTCCCTACTGCATATTGCCATAAAACATCTTTCACAAACTTTCACTTTTGTTTCTCCTTAATCTATGCTTAATATTACATCGTGTTCACAATATTCAAACTCAAAGCCGTTGCCTTTTGCTGTGTACGAAAAATCACCTTCCATTTTTGGCTCTAAATCATATTGACTGCACTTCAAAAAGTACCAATCTAAATCTCCATAAGTCATATAACATTTTTTGCCTTGCCAAGATATATATTCTTTAACATCTGGTTGTTTTTTAATTTCTTTTAATAATTCTTGCATTGTTATTTTCTCCCTAGTCGTATGAATTATATTCTTCTTCTGTTTCTTGTCTATCGTGGATACTCAACGGATATTGTGATAACTCTCTAAATCTGCTATCAATAGCATACCCAATATTACCACCAGACATCCACCCGATACCACTCGGTCTTGCAACTGGTTCAATATGTTTGTACTCTTTCCCAAACAAGTGTCTTGTTACTATTTTAACAAGGTTTGCAGGTGGGTTATTCTCGTCAATATCTATAAATCCTTCATCGCACACAAGTAATAACTGATTATATTTACTTGATATTCCATTGTTTGTGCAGTCGCCTAAACTATCTTTATATACATAAATTGGTAATGCTTTCATTATTCTTTCGCCTCCAGTATTCCTTTTGCCATTGATAAAAAATGTTTTAGTGAAAATCCACCGCCCGATATTGCTAGTTTGCCATTTTCTAAAAGTACCGCGTTAATGTAATTATTTTGGTAAAACCTTCCCATAATTACATAACTTTTTCCGTTTCTCTTAAAGTCCTTGCTTATAAGTTTATCTTTTGCAAGTCCATCGCATTCTCGCCAAGTTAAATATTTTAAATCTTGCGTTATAAAGTCTATAAAAATTTCTCTGTCTGTCATATTTTAATTACTCATTTGTTTTATTATATTTCAATGCTTTCCAAATCTAGTCCAAGTTCGTATAATCGGTTTGCACTTGCTATCGGTACTCCTGCCCAAGTCTTGCGCGTTTCCTTTCCGTTTTTATCGTACTCAAAACTTTCAATATAAATCTCATAGCCTCTGCACTCTACAAAAACGATTCCATTTTTAATCTTTGCTCTAAAACTATGTAAATCTTCTTTTAGCGGTTTGCGGTTTAACTTTTGTAGCAACTTGAATATTCTATCTCTTTGCTCCATAATGCCTCCTAATAGCCGTAGTGTATAATATATAAGCCGTTCTGCCAATCGGTCAAATTAAAACCTTTTAACATTGCCAGCAAGGGCGGTAATCTGCGGTAATAATCGTTTTTGCTTTCTAGGTACTTGATTTCCATTTCTAGCCACTCTATTACTTTTTCGATACTGGTTTCTTTTAGTTCGTCACCATACATATCTTCTTTGGTAGGGATGTCGTTGGAGTCAATAAAAACATCATATTTTACATTTTCGGTAAACATTTCAGTCCAACCCCTTGTGCCACCCATAGCACAACAATCATACATTGCTATTATTTCCCCATATATGCCAGTTGCATTTGCCTTCCTTTTCACAACATAAATTTTGCTTTCGTATGCCATTTTCTCCCCCCCCCTTTATATTATAATATTATAATTGCTGTCGCAAATAGGCTCATCCCATCTGTTAATATCGTCTGTTCTCTTTTGTATAAAGTATCTTAATTGCTTTGCCTTTTCTTTGCCTAAATATTTTTCTTCTAGGAATATGGCATTGCCCTTACCTTCGTCTTTGTATAAATAGCCTCGCATATATCCGCTTTTCTCTACAAATACTTTTATAAAACCATACTCGGTGCTTTTATAAAACTTGTAGAATTCACATAGCCTATCGTTACAAGCCCAATCAAAATCAGTACCATCGTTACCGTTCATATAGTAAATTGCTCCGTTGTCGCAAAGTTCTTCTGCTTTAACTTCAGGGGCTAATCTGCTTGCTTCGTTGTTTAAATACTCAATTACTTCTGCCAAAATTTTCTTGCTCATTTCTTTTGTGCTCCTTTATTTATCTTGATAATAGTAATAACACTCGTTGCAGTTTATTACAAAGTTTACTAATTTTGGAAGAATCTCGTTTATATATTCCACTCCGCTTTTTTGCATCGCCATTTGGCAGAATTCTTTGTTTTCCAAAATTGCCTTTTCTACTTTGCTTTTTAGTTTTTCGGTACGCTTGTAACTTCCGTTCTTGCCTTTGGGTGCTGGTAAAATATTGTGTAAATTGCTTTTTAAAATATCGCTATAAACCATTGCTTTTTGCTCCTTTGTGTCAACTCTATTTTTGTAATACGCAGTCGTTTTTTAAACTCCTTAAAATTTCTTAAACATTTTTTGTTTTTCCCAATCTGCGTTTATTTATTTTTATTATATTTTTTTAAAAATTTAATTGCGCCGTTAAGTCGTTTCTTTTCGTCCGCATCATCGATTTCGTCTAGCCAGCGTTCTGCTGACTTTTTACTATGCTTCGCTTCTTCTACTGCCCTTTCAAGTGGTACATCCGTCAACTTTGTTATATTGTTATCGTCCATATAAGCATCAAGTTCTCCGCCTAGCCACTTATTAAAGTCCTTTGCTTGTTGTGTTGTCATTGCCGTTTCTCCTTTGTCTTTCGGTTTGTTTGGCAAACGCCTTTTGCTTAATAGTACGCAAGGGTTTGCCAAACTCCTTAAAATTTCTTAAAATATTTTTTTCGACTTGTTTTATTGGTCTTGCCAATAAGTCCAAGTCTTTAGTTTGCTAGTGCCGTATCTCTTTAAGTATGCACGCAAGCGTTTTTCAAAGATTTTAATTTCTTCCGCGTATGCGTTTATAAGTTCTTGTAAATCTTCTTTTGATACTTTTTGCAACTCCGCTTTGGTACTTTCGCTAGCGTTTGCGTAATGCCACCAATCGTATTTTTCGATTTCTTTCAACTTGCTGTCGCTAGGGGATTTCCAATACTTATTTCTCAAATAGATTTCTTGCGGATAATCTAGCAAAGTATTATACCACCAAGCAAATTTTTTGATATTTTCTTCAATAAAATAACTTGCCTCTCTGCTTGCGTATTCTTCCATTGCCTCGGCTTGCTCCTGCGTTCTTCCTTGCCCCAAATCGCTATACCCAAAGCAGAATTCAGTCTTAATACTGGGCTTGCTAATTGCTACCATATTGCCATCGCTCAATAGCACTACTCTTGCTATGTTCTTGCCTAGATACTCAATCATTTTTTTGTCGTTAGGGTAGATTTCTTTTTCTACAAGTTCTAGGTACTTTTTCAATAGTTCTTTCTTTTCCATTTCCGTTTGCTTTACTCCTTAAAAGAATTTTTTAATATGCTCTATATCGTCTTTCGCTTTCATTACTTTATCGCATAAGTCTGCAAACAATTTTTTATCTTGATAACATAGTCTAAATAGTTCCAAAGCATCCAATGTATCATTGTAAGGCTTGCAACACCAATACTCAATTTTTTCCAAAAGTTCTAGTAATTCTTTCATACTTGCCTCCTAGTCTTTAATCTCTAATAGTTCTTTCGCTCTATCTATATTGTTTGAATAGGTCAACCAACCAGCGTGATATAGTTCTTCCGTTGCTTGCTCTATCGTTATTTCTCCGCGTGTAATCTGCTCTTTTAAACTTGTTAATATGCTCGGTATATCAAACTTTATTTTGGTAATTTTTCTCATTGCCGTCTTTGCCATATTCCACTCCTAAAAAATAATACTTTCTTTACTTATGGTATTGCCTTGTCTTTTCTTCGCTCCGTCTTTGGTCTTACTAATCCAAATATGCGTACTGCCATCGCTGATAAAATAGCCAACATATACCACTTTATTTCCTTTGCTATCAACTAGAAAACTATACTTTACTTTCTGCCCAACTTTTAGGCTGTCAATATAGTTCTGAATCTCGTTGCGCTTTTGTTCTTGCTCTCTCTTTTCGCGTGATTCTTGTTCGCGCTTTGCTCTAACTCCTGCTTGATATTCTTTGAAAAAGTTTGCCATTTCTCTGCCTCCTAGTATAAGTACATATTGCCATTTTCTTCTAGTACATAGATACACAAGTCTATGCCCTCCAGTGCTTTGTCGTTCTGCAACCTTTCTGCTCTTTTTATGGTTGCCCTTTCGTATCGTTTGCCTGTTTCTTCGTTTATAAGAATATACTTTTTCATTTGTAACTCCTTTGCCCTATCTGTACTTGGAACAGTGTGAGCCGTAGCATTACAGCCTTTCGGCTGTCCTCTGCATTTATCTTTTTATAATAAAATCATCTCGCTCTTTTTTTGTATCAAACTCCCAAAGTTCTGTGCGTTTTTCGTTTGTCGCAAAATAAGTTCTATTATTATCTTGCGTAATGCTAATTCCAAGTTCTTTTGCAATACGATAAGCCTCTTTTACAGTTATTGCTATCTTTTTCATTGCCTTGCCTCCTTGATTTTGGCTTTGTGGGTTTGCCAACACTTAATAGTACGGCTCGCCCACAAAAACTCCTTAAAATTTTCTTGACTTTTTTTATTTTCTTTTTCAAGGGGAATTTTATTCCCCTTGCTTTTCGCCTAAAATATAGGCTATCGCTTTTTCCGCCCTTGCACTTGCATAAACTATCATACGGATATCGTTTTGGAGTGCCTTTATCCAACTTTGAATATAGGCAACGGAGTTCTTAAAACTCTTTGGAGTTTCTATGCCTAGTAGATTTAACATACCGCTTGCTCCTATCTCTGCCACAAGTTCTTCTTTGGAGTATTCTTCGTTACCGAAAAATGCAGTTCCGTTCAAGCGGTCAAGTCTATGTTTTGCGCCCGTACTATGCACGATTTCGTGGAAAGCGGTGGAGTAGAATTCTGCTTGATTCTTGCCAAACTGCTCGCGGAAAGGTAGTTGAATCATATCTGCATTAGGGGAATAATACGCTCTATCACCGCCATAGCGTATTGCTATTTTTTCGCGTATAGAATAGTCTTTGATAATATTCTCCGCGTTTTCTTGACTTTCAAACTCGCTAGGTTTTTCGCCTTGAATTTTCTTTAAGTCAAGGGGCTTTACTCCGTCAATATCGTCTATATGAAAGACTTGATTATAACGCAAATAGGGTATTTTTTTCAATGCGCCTAGTTCTTCGTCCTCCGCTAGTTCATTTTCTGCCTTTGGTACTTCCAGCCACTTCCAAAAAACAACGACTTCCGCTTTCGCTCCCTTCTTGATACTTCCACCAAGGTCTTTCCATTGCTTGAAACTCGCGTACTCGCCTACTCTTGATAAGAGCATTTGATTCAAGGGTGAATACACTTGCTTAGAAACGCGGTTAAATGCTACTCCGCCAAGATTGATTTTGCCGTTTATGGAAACGCTACATTTCCAAGGCTTTTGCCAAGGTATAATACCTTGATTAAGTTGCTCGATAATTCTGTTAGTAACAAGTTCGTAAACATTTACATTTGCCATAAGTCTGCTCCTTTGTGTTTTATAGTTTTTTAATATGCCTTGACTTGTGAAAGTCGTGGACTTCGTTTGGGTCTTGCCGTTAATCTTACGCAACGGCTTTGGAAAGTCCTTAAAAAAATCTTGACAAATTTTTAAGGACTTCCGTAACACTATTTACATAGTGTTAATTTTTGCCGTCTTGCCTATATTTCTTCGTTCTTGCATTGCTCGATTTCTTCCGCGGTTAAAAGGTCTAACGGCTCGATGCCTTTTACTTTTGCAAGTAAAAGCAAACATTTGTTCACCTTTTTCCTATACCATACGACTGCGTTTTGATTCACGCAAGGAAAGAGATTGAAAGGGTCTGCCGTATGGGTCAATTTTTGCACTTTTGCAAGATAAAAATCTCGGCTTTTTTTCAAAATTTCAACCGCTAGATTTTGGTTGTAAATAAACTCCGTTTTGCTCCAATCGTTTAGGTCGTTAGAGTTCATATATTCGTTGTTTTTGCGCTCAATTTCTTGTTTTTGCGCCTCGTCTAGTTCGATATACTCCGTACTTCCGTCTACTACCTTTATGAGAAACCATTTTGCCATACCGCTTGCCTCCTTTATTATATAAGAGTTATTTTATATATAGGCTCGTTGCCTACATAACTTTCGCTATAATCTTCTAACCAAAGTTTTTTTCCGCTATATATTACAAGTAATATATAGCCTCTTTGCTCTTGCCTTGCAATATCTTGCTTTAGATTTTCTAGTGTGTCACTAGAAAACTCCAAAGTGCTTACTACCAAACTTCCGCCTTTTCTCATGATTGCGTGATACATTTTTCGCCCTCCCTTACTTGTTTATAATTATAAAATCGCATTTACTACCGCCTACATAGGTAATCAAGTAGCGCATGACTTCTTCCGCACTTTCAAAATTGCCGTTTAGGGTAATCACTTCCGCCCTATTTTTGCAACCATACAAGTAGTTTACACTACTTGTAATTGCATAGTTTTTGCCGTTCTTAAAAATCACTTTTTTCATTGCTCTTGCCTCCCTTTATTATGCGTATATAACTCCGCGCCTGCCGTTTTGTACTTGCTTTAATGCCCATTTTAACCCTTCGACTCCGTCCGCAAAAATGCTTGTTTCCTCAACATAATCAAAGATTATGTTGTATGTATAGCCTTGCCGTCCGCTCGAGTTTGCAATTCTATCGCAAGCAACAACGCGGTCAACGAGTTTTTTGGGTATGTACTTTAGTACATTAGTGTCGATTTCTTTTTTCATAAAAAATGCCTCCATAGGTGTATTTATTTTGCGTTTATAGTCCGCTTGACTACTAAAAACTCATTTTTTTGCTAAAAGTGAGTTAAAAAAGCCCTTAAATCTTGCGTTTTAAGGTACATTCGATATATGAGCGCATACCCCTGTTATTGCCTATTTTGAATAAAATTCAAGGTTTAGTTTAAACAACTTGCCAACCTACTCACACACGGGTATATATACGCTTTTGCTAACAACCACTACTCGCTTTTATATACGCGCACCTGCCTTAGAGTTCAGTAACAGGATTATTCTAACGCGAATTAGCATATAATATTTTTATCGTACGGCTATTGCACTCAGAAGGAAAAAATCCTAAACTCTAAAAACTTGATAACCCTTAGGCGTTCCTTCGTGCTGTTGCTTTCGACAATATTATTCTATAGCAACGCAATTTTTTTGTCAATACTTTTTTTGGAATTTTTTGATAATTTTATTTTTTGCCAAAGTTATTATTTATATACATAAATAATAAAAACTTTAAAATTTCTTGTTTGCAGAGTGCTGTTTTGTTAACTTTTTTTGGTTTACTTTTTTTTTACCAAAGGCGAAATCTCGTGCGCTCGCTCGTACCATATATGTATTTTTATGTCGTTTGTTCGTTTACAATTCTTTACACTTTTTTACATTATTTTACATACTTTCAGCGCGGTATACTTGCTTGATTTTTTACTATTTTTTTACCTTTACGATAGGCTAAAAGTTTAGTATTTTTAAACTAAAGTTTAGTGGAATTAAACGACAAAACGCGTTTCTTAATACACTATTTTATGCATAAAATATACATTTTTTGCGTATTTTATGCAATTTTTTGTATAAAGTAATTGCAAAAAAATATTGTTTTTTGTGTTACAAAATAGCAATTTTGTTATACAATTTATTGATAACGATATAAGGAACGCACGCGTGCAAGGGTACGGGGGGATGCCTATCTCAAAAGCCGCAAGGGTACTCTTGTGGGGAAAAACGCCCTAAAATGCGCGTGCGTATGTGCGTGCTAAAAGGGATGAAAAGGATAAAAGT